ATTGGTACGAATTTTTAAAAAATAAAAATTACATAGATAGAAATTTAATTTATAAAACCTTATCAAGTCATATTGTTGAATATGATGATTATGAAAATTTTATTTTTAATTATTTCGATTCACTTTCGTTGAATTATTCAAGTTATATTACGCCATCAAATCAGCAAGATGCTTATTTTATGATGTGGGAATCGTTTGTGTATCTGTTTGATTCGTATTTTATATATGAGAATTCCGAAGTGAAAGAAATTTTATGGGAAAGTCTTGATGTGAATAATATTGCAGATAATAGAATTAAAAATATAGATAAAATTTTAAAGATATTATATAATAAATTCTATTCCCTTTATTGCGTGTGGAATGCAGATATGCTTGATATGGCAAACAACTATGCTAATTGGATTGACAAATTATTTCATAATCTTAATTTGAAAAAAATGATTCATATTTAACCTTTGAGGCTTAATGAAAGCTAAATTTGGAGAAATTAAAAATATTAATTTTGTATATCAACCACCTCCAGTTGGTCAATTTGCATTAGAGCCAGAAGCATTTAAGCCTATAGTTTGGGATCATTGCAGAGAGCAATTTTTAGGAAAAATGACATCTGAAATAAAAGGTTTTTATTTTTCTCATTATCATGAAAAAAGCGAAGATGTTGCAAGTTTTGTTATTAAATTCGAAAATATTTTGGCAGTTTCACATGAAAATTTTATTTTTTCTAATTTCAATAAGACTGATAAGGATAATATTTTGTGGATATCTCCTTCAAGTTTTTGGTTTGATTGCATGTTGAAAAAATCTCTTTTTACCTTAATGCTTAGAGCATCTATAAATTATGATATGAAAATTGATAATTTTGAAAATTGTTTTTTTGGAGAATTCCAAGAAAACAAACTTATAAAAGAAACAAAAATCGCACTCATTAGATTCATGTATGGGTTTACAAAATATACTGGAAAGCTCCCAGAAAATTTAACAAATTCTAATTCTACACTTATAAGACATGGATGGCACTCTGAATTTAATTTTGTTAATTATCATGAAATAAAAAATAAATTGATTTCGCCTTCTCAATCATTAAGTGATAATTATTTTGGATTTGATTTTCTATGGAATTAACATCAAGTAACTTTGCCATTTTGAGTCATGGAAAATGGAGAATTGTTTTTTGGGTTCCTTGGGGAAATCCATCTTTTCAACAGTTGACTATTAGCAAAAAAGAAAAATCAAATTATAATCTTATTTTTTGTAATGTTGAAGAAAACATCGACATTGCACAACAATTCAATGTTTTCTTTTATCCTACAACCATTTTTATAATCAATGGAATAGAACAAAGAAGGATAGTCGGTTTATCTAAAAAATAAAAAATTAATTAATTTTTAAAACCATAAAGATAAATAGATTAAACTTAAAGATTAATAGGATAATATGAAATTTAGTGAATGGCTAGAATTGCGTGAAGAAAAAGATGCTTGTTACCACAAGGTAAAAAGCAGATATGATGTTTTTCCCAGTGCTTATGCTAGTGGTGCGCTAGTCAAATGTCGTAAAGTTGGTGCTTCTAATTGGGGCAATTCCAAAAAAAAATCAAATATGAATGAAGACACTTTTAAAGCAGAAAAAGAAAAAGGTCTTCATGGATGGTTTAGCAGAAATAAAGGTAAAGGTTGGATTGATTGTAAAGCCAGTAAAAAAGGGAACCTTGTTCCTTGTGGCCGTAAAAAAGCTGGCAAAGGTACTGAAAGAAAATATCCAGCTTGCAGACCAACATTATCAGCATGTACAAAAACTGGCGTTAAAAGAAAGAAAACTAGTAAACCAATTTCTTGGAAAAAAGAAAAATAATTTAATTGTTGAAAATTTATCTTTTTGTTATCATTCGTAATTACTTGATTTACGAGGATAATAAATGTGGTTTTTTACTGCCGACTTGCATTTGAATCATAGTAACATCATCAAGTATTGCAATAGGCCATTTTGTTCAAAAATCGAACAAGATATGCTTGATTTAGTAAACAAAAAAGTAATTCCAATTTCCGATGTTGTAATAAGCAAAGAATCTACTGATTTAATGACTGATTCGATTATCGATTCGATAAATTCTGTTGTTTCAAGAAAAGATAATTTAGTTATTATTGGAGATTTTTGTCACACAAAGAATAAAGATAGAGATTTAGATATTAAGAAATTAAGAGATAGAATCAATTGTTTTAATGTGTATTTAATACTTGGAAATCATGATGATCGTAAATACATGAGTAAATATTTCACTTGCTATGATCAATATACATTTAAAATTGATGGACAAGTTGTTTTTACCTTTCATTATCCTTGTAGATCATGGGATAAAAAATCTTATGGCTCTTGGATGCTTTATGGTCATACACATGGCTTTCTCTCTCCAGAAGATGATGGAATGGTACTTGAATGTGATGCTAAATTATATAGAGATAGTTTTGCATCTATCTTAAATGTTTCTCAAAATGATGATACTGTAAATCGTTTGATTGATGTCATTTCTTTATCTAAAGGCAACAATCTAACCATGGATGTTGGTGTTGATAATTTAAGGCCAAATATTTCATTTGGAACACCTTGGAGCATGGATGAAATATCAAATGTCATGAAAGCTAAAACAGATAGAAATAATAATTTGCAAAACCTGTTGAAGAATTTTAAAAACTTTGGTACTATTCAAAAATAGGAGATAACAATGAAAAGCAAATTAAACATCATGGATAGAAGCGGTATCGTAAACTGTTTGGGTTGGTGCAATAAACAATTTCGTAGCCCTGATAAGTTTACGATTAGATTTTGCTCAAAGTGTTCTGAGAGAAAAGAAAGTGAAGTTAAAAAAAATGGCACTAATTCTAAATCAGTAGCATTGGATTCTTATCATGATGATTAATCTTTTGTTTTGCTTTATAGTATTTTATGCTGATAAAGATAAAGCAATTGATCTTCCATTTTTGAAAGCAGATGCGATCAGTTCAAATCATGTCTTGATTAATTATAACTGTATCGACAAATTGATCAAATCAAAAGGATTTATACCAGTATATTGGAAGGATGAGTATGTTGGCCTTGGCATGGTTAGCTCGATTGATAAAGATGGTTGGGTTTATTCCAAGGTTTATTTGATTAAAAAAATTGACGAAGAATATTATTTGAGAGCAAATTATAAAGTCGTAAATTCAAAATTCAATCAAGATGGCTGCTATTGGCAGATCAATGATTGTTATGTGACTAAATTTGTTTTCATAAAAAATGGCAGTAGGTTTGACCAATGAACAACAAGTGTTGTGTTTATGTTTTAAATGAAAATCCAATTTACAATGCTATGTTTAGTGTTTCTGTTAGAACATTTAGAAAGCACAATCCAAAAATCCCAATTACTTTATTTTATGTAAATGACCTAAATAAAGATTCTTGGGAACAAACAAATAAGTTATTTAAAGATATATCTCCAGAATATACGAAAAGGTTTATGTTATTTCGCCAAGAAGACATTTTCAGCCTTGTTAAAAGTTTGGACATAAATCTTATAGAAATTAATGATCTTCCATACAAATCACAAAATTATGTTTCCATACAAAGGTGCATATTTGAGAATTATGATTTTGATGACGCAATTCTTTTAGATGTAGACACATTCTGTTTCAGATCAATTGATTTCATTTTCGAAAAATATTCTAATTATGAATTTGTAGCTTGTCCTTTAGTTGGGATTAACAATGGAACTATTTCTAAGCAAAAAATGCGATTTATCTATTTTAATGGTGACAATTTAGAGAAACAAACATTAATGCCATTTAATTCTGGCGTAGTTTTTTGGAAGGGTAATTTACTAAAAGAATACGGAAAGCAGGTTTTGCAGTATTGTAATAATCTACTGTACAAAAAACACCCAATGTCAGATATGATGTATGCGTTACGAGAAGATGGAAGAAATAGAGAAGAAGTTGCATGTAATCTTTTTGTTCTTGAAAATAAAATAAAAAATTCATTTTTTGATACTGAAGATGTTTCTGTATTTGAATACAGTCAAGACCTAGCTATACTTCACTCAACAAGCAGTGCATTCCCTTATTTGTTCTCTAAATTGGCTTTTGAAGGTAAGTTGGTCGAAAACTAATTCTCACCAAAAGACACACTTTTAAAATCAAAATAGGCTTTAAAAGGTTATATATTTTAGTAGTTTACTTTTGCAAAAGGAGAAAAATTATGGCTACTTATACTGTAGAATTATCACCAGCTTTGGTGAATCTTGGAACTGAAGGGTCTTTGGATACATCTGTTACTGGTGGTAACTCAATTCAACGATCCGTTCATGGGATTTATTTTCATTCAGGCGGTGAGTTTAAAATGGCAGGTCGCATTTTAGATGGTGGAACTTTCACCGATACTGTTGCAACCGTTGCCGATCTTGATTTTATTGTTTAATCTTAATTTTAAGATTATATGCAAAAAGAAGCCTATTACAATAATGTTGTGGTGGGCTTCTTTAAATTAAGGCTAAGTATGATATCTGTAGTGATACCAGTATGTAATACTAATTCTTTTTGGCTAAAAGAAGCCGTTGATTCTATTTTGAATCAAACATTTAAAAAAATAGAAGTAATTATTGTGGATAATGGATCAAATTCCAAAGACACAAAAAGTTTATTAGGTTATTTTCACAAAAACAACAATATAAAAGTAATTCATCTTAAACATAATTTTGGCATTTCTTTTGGTTGCAATAAAGGGATACAAGAATCACAATTCGATTTGATCGCAAGAATGGATGCAGATGATTTTTCTCTTCCAAAAAGACTTTTTAAGCAATTTGATTATTTGCAAAGAAATCCAAATGTTGATTTGGTTGGAAGTAATCTTACATTTATGGTCGCAAATAATACAAGATGGATACTAAAGAACAAAACAGATCATCCTCATATAATCACTAAAAAAATCGCCAATTCAAGCCTTTGGTTTATAAACCATCCAACAGTTTTGTTTAAAAAAAAATCTGTATTAGATGTTGGTGGGTATGACGAATCTCCAAATTGTATAGTTGAGGATTATGAACTTTGGATTAGAATGCTGCAAAACGATAAGATATTGCACAATATGCCAGAATCCTTACTTTATTACAGGCAACACGATAAGAGCTATACAAAAAGTTTTCGTGTAAATCAAAAACTATGGCAAATTCAAATACAGAAAAAATTATTTGAATACACTGATTTTAAACAATATAAAAGAATTACTATTTTATAAAAGAACTAGAGGTATCAAATTATGTCTGATGAGTTTAACATTAAGCAAATTTTTGCAATTAGCATTGCTGTTGTGTGTTTGGTAATTATTTACGCTGTCATATTAACCTTGCCAGTTTGGTGGTTGTGGAATTCTTTAATACCAGAAATAACACAAGGAAGATTGACCGAAATTACTTTTACACAGGCACTTAAAATGAATTTATTATTTGGTTTTTGTTTTAGGATATGGTTTCCTTATACAAAAAAATAGAAATTCATTTTACTTTCGTTTAAGTGTTTGGTATATTGTTTGTGGTTAGTTTGTTTCCTACTTTTTTTCAAAGGAGTGAAAGATGAAGTATCTTTCAGTTTTGGTTTTGGCAGTTGCTTTTAGTGTAAGTTCCGCTGAAGCAGGATGTCGTGGCGGTTTGCTTGGTGGCAAGTTGCGAAGTAAGTCATGTGGTTCTTCTTGCAAGACCACAACTTCTTGCAAGACTACAACTTCTGGTTGTGGAGCAAAACTGCTTCATGGTCGTAGCTCTTGTGGCTCTAGTGGGTGTTCTACCGAACCTGCTAAAGCAGCAGAGGCTCCAAAGGGTGCAGAAAAGCCAAAAGTCGTTGCACCTAGCACTAAGTAATTTTTGTTGTTAAAAATTGTCAAACCAAGGAGTGTTGAAAAACGCTCCTTTTTTTTTGTTTCATGCATAAATAATATATGAAAGATTTTTCGTTTAAAAACTGGTTTAAAATCAATGAAGGTAAAACATCTGGAAAAACTGGTTTGTACCCTCTAGGGTATGGAGGCATTGGACTTTACCCATTGCAAACATATTTGCCTAGTTCTGCTGATGCTCTTTTGTATATTAGTTTGGACAATAGGCTTTACGATAACGGTGATGGCCCTCCATTTAGTATTAAGCACATACCAGGAGAGCCAAAGAATTATGGCGATGGCAATAATGGCACTAAAGCCCCATTTGATATAAGACATATATCAGGACCAGAGCCAATTAAGAAGTTTTATACAGCAAAGGATAACTATCCTTTTTCAATAACTCATATTAAAAAATAATTATCTTTTTTCGAACAAAAAAGTAATATTTTGATCTTGATTAGAAATCCAAATAACATCTTTATTGCTCTCATTTTGCGACTTCCCAGCATGAATGGTTTCCATGTTAGAAAATTGATTTTGATAAGATTTTGGAATTAAGGATAATGCGGCATCCAATTCAATTCTTTGGCTTGTTTCTTTCAAGTTTGGGAATTGATCATTGTTGTATGTTCCTATAAAGGCATAATCGCCTTCTGGTGCTTCTACAGCTTGTCTAAAGCTCATCCATTCATAAAAATTTGTCAACATAATGTGCCTTCTCTTATAATAAAAAACAATTGCTTACTTAGTTATTGCGAGGAATATATTTAAATGAATAAAATTATGAAAATTTCCGATTCTAGATGGGCAAAAACACCAGAAAAGAAGAAGAAAATTAGCCAAGATAGAAAGTATATTTGGCTAGATACTGAAAATAATTGGGAAGAAGTAGAGATTCGCAAATTTGAAACATCTCCATCTTATGGCGAATTAACCATAAAATCTCCATGGGAAGGATCATGTGATAAAAAGCCTTGGGAATATAAAGCAACAGCGGTCATACCTTGCTTGAATACATCAGAAACATTGAGGACTTGCATTGAGTTGTTGCGATTGCAAACAGAAAGACCATACATCATGATCATTGATACTGGAAGTAGAAGCGATCATTTGGATAGTGTATTGGATCTTCGAGATGAGGATGTAGAGGTTCATACAATTGCTTTGAACGGAGTTATGCATCCAAGTGATTACCCAGCCATGGCTATGGATTTGGCTATGACATTATGTAGAACTCCATATTTGTTTGCCACACATGCCGATGTATTTTTAAAGCGTAATGATTTTATAGATTATTTATTGAATATATGTAATGAGAAAACTCCAGTCGTAGGCTATGAAATAACTCCAAGAAAGCATGATGATTGGAGAGGTATGATTTCACACACTGCAAGCATGTATCACATGAAAACCATGGATAAAATTGGTTTTGCGTGGAGTTTGCGTAGACTTTGTAATGAATATAATATTGTTGATTACAAGCCAGATCCAATGAGACCAAACTGGCCAGATACAGAAATACTTGGTAATTACATATTAAGAAAAAATAATATTGAAACAATTATAATTGGACATGAAGAAAATGAAAAAAGAACCAATGATTCCAATATAGATCACTTTAGAAGTTACACATCTGGAAAAATGTATAGTCCTCCTCATTTTAAGAAAACTAAAGAATGGTTTGAAGATGCCATGAAATTGGCAAGAATTAGAATTAAAGAATGGTCTAATTGTGATTTAAAATTATAGATACAATATGATACAAAATAGAAAAGTTTTAGTTTTAAACAAGTCGTGGCGACCAATTACTATTCTAACGCTTGAAAAAGCTCTAATAAAATTATTCAGTGAACATAAAGATGGTGAGCCAAAAGCTATAATTGTAGATTGTGCCAACGGATTTCAAACTCTTACTTGGGAAGATTGGTCTAAAGTAAGACCACAAGACGATGAAGAAAAGCTTAGAAGTGTAAATGCATCATTCAGAATACCATCAGTTATTCAGCTTACAAGATACGATAAAGTTCCAGCAAAAAAAGTTCATTATTGTAGAAAGACAATTTACAAAAGAGACGAATACAAGTGCCAATATTGTGGTCAGAAGCCTAGCACAGAAGAATTATCTATAGATCATGTTATTCCTAGAAGTCATGGCGGTTTGACCACTTGGGAAAATTGCGTTTTAGCTTGTGTAAAGTGTAACACCAAAAAAGCGAATAGAAATCCGTTACAAGCCAATATGAAACTTTTAAAAGTACCTAAGAAGCCTAAAATGAATGCTTTGAGATGTGATTATAAAATAAAAGATTGGGAAAGTTTTTTAGGTGTGGCTTATTGGATGATCGAATTAGATAATGATAACGATGAAAAATAGATTCACGCCTTTAATTCAAAGTCAATAAACTCTACTTCTAATTTTTCTAATAAGTTTTTATCTATTTTGGTGAACTTTTTAATTCTTTCTAAAACAACTTGGTTTTTAAGAAATGACACTTCTATTGATTTGGTGTAAATCTTATGGTTTAAAACTTTTAAATTTGATTCTTCAAAAAATCTTTTATATGAATCCATATCATCGGTTATTTTTCTTGTGAATTTATTGGATACACCTAGAGTTCCCAATTCATCATCTGAAAATATGAGATGCAAGAAAGCTTTGTTCATTTGTTGTGATAGGTGTGTTCCATTTCTTGATAGCCATGGATGACAACGAACAAACATTCTTCCTGTTTCTTTAGAAAGCATTTTTGCTAATTGTTTAATCCAGAAAACTGGCTTTTCTAAATGATCAATAACATCATTTAGAATGATAATATCAAATGGAGCTATCTGTTGGGCGACACGGAAATTGTCTGTGAAAATTACATTTGGGTCTAAAAGATTGGTGTCTGTAGACTGACAATCATCTAATTTGAAAGCAACAACAGTTTTGGCTCCAAATTTACTTTTTAACAATGATGATAAATCACAATCACAACATCCAAATTCTAATATATTTTTATTTTTAACTGGTGTAGAAATTAATTCTCCAAATAATTTCATACTTTTTTGAGATTGTGTAAGTTTTGGACTTTCGGCTTCTGGCCAAGTATCTTTTTTGATTTCGTACCTTAAATCAGTCAATTCTTTCAGCTTATCTTCTTTTGATAAAGATCTAATACCAAGCGTATCAGTATCAAGAAACTTGGTGAAAAACTTAATCATATGTTCACAAGCTTTAATATATTGCTTTATTTGTTCTCTATTTTCCATTTTTTGTTCCTTTGTTTCTCTACTATTAAATAGTATAATGGAGAACAAAAATGATTGATGGATTTGAAAAACAGATATACATTGGGATTGTTTTTGATATACATGATTTCACATATAATAAAGATTCTGGTCTTAAATTCATAAAAAAAACATTTATGGATTTTTTTTCAAATATTGGAAGCAGTTCAAAGCTTTATGTTTCTGGGAATTCCAAATTACCGACTACTCATGGAGAAAGTGTAGCTCAATTAAATTCTTATCAGATAAAGGACAATGATTTGTTTGAAAAATCATTTAGAGATACTTTATTTGGTGTTGGATCTCAAGAGGGTTGCAAAAAAATTATTTTTGTTTGTACCAATAAATTCAAACCTAATAACACCTATGCGTACAAAAACATTTTAAGAATGAATGAAGATAAAAATTTTAATTGTTCCGTTCATGTCCTTGAATTTTCCAAAAACTCGAAAGAACTTCAAGAAGCTGTAGAAGATAAAAAATCAAATTATTATTGCATTTTAGAAATGAATTATTTTAATTCTATTTTGAAAGATATTACAAAGGAAATTAAAAATGGATGATTTAGAAACAGAAGAAAAAGAGAAGGTTACAAAATATGATATTGCAATGGATGGTTTTTCTAGCATAGATCCAAGAAATATGAAATCTGTAGAAATCATCATTCCTTTTTACAATACTTATTCGTCTGTTGCCAAATTGTTAGAAGCAATTTTTTCGACTATAAGAACAAATAGGTATCAAGTGACATTGGTTGATGATGGTTCAAAAAATAAATCATTCATAAAAGATTTATCTAAGAAGAAAATTGCTGGCCTTAATTGCTTGCAAAAAGAAGAAAACCAAGGATTTGGTGCTGCTGTAAATTACGCATTAAAAAATTCAAATAATCCATGGATTCCATATGTGTGTATCCTGCATTCCGATGTCCTTCCAGATGATACAAATTGGCTGACAAATATTGGATCGTGTTTGCAAAGATTAAAATCTCAAAATGTAAAGATGGTATCTGCCAGAAGTAATTGCTTCAATGATGATCTTAGGCATCTTGAGACGAAAAAAGAACAAAAGTCAGAGGATTATATTTTGAACATTAATGAATATCTTCCAATGTTTTGTTCAATTTGTCATAGGGATTTGTTTAAGTTTTCCGGTTATTTTCAAGAGTACAAGTATGCTGGATGTGAATCACAAGAATATGCATTGACGATGAATAAAAATGGTTTTAAACAAGCCATAGCTGGAAATAGCTGGATTCATCATGATGGCAAAGGAACTATAAATACATTGTCACCAAAATCGAAAGAAATTTTGCGAAAAGACCATGATGTTTTTAAAGATTCTTTAAATAAATATTTATCAACTCTAAATATTGTTGTCTGAATTTCGCTTCTCATTTTATAAAATGGAGGAATCATGTTTCGTTGCAAAAAGAGTGATTCGACATATACTAATGTTACTTGGAGATTTTTTTACCCCCAGTGTAGCAGAGCAAACATTGCTTCTGGTACATGCAATGGTCGTGCTGGTGCTTATGTAGCAGCAGTTACAGTTTGTGGCCAATCTTTGTTCGCATAATCAAAATATATATTTTGATAAGGCAGCAGGTAATCCTGCTGCCTTTTTTTGTTTTGATTAAGACTTGTTTTTATTTAAAATTTAAATTATAGTAATTAAAGATCAATTTATTTTTTCAAGGAAGATATGAAATGCTGATATTATCGAGAAAAATCAATGAGAGTCTTGTGATAAACAATAATATTATTATTACTGTTGTGGAGGTTGGTAGGGGCAAAGTTAGAATAGGTATAGAAGCCCCAAGTGAAATACCTGTCCATAGGCAAGAAGTTTATGATGCTATAAAATTAGGTGAAATAGATGTCAAAGGCAAGAAGCTGTCCAAATTGTAAAAAGTTTTTGAAAGATCGTGATTATTCGATTGATAATGATTTCAATGTTATTTGCAATCATTGTAATGATTTTGTTTTTAGAGCAAAAGAATCAAAAGAATCAAAAGAATTTAATCCAACCAATGACTTTTCCGAAAAATTTAACGCCAACAAAATGTAAATTTAATCATCAATTTTACTTTCGTTGATAACGAGGTAAATTGAACCTATGAAGTTAATTATTCTAATTTAAGTCTAAATTAATCATAATTCTATTTCATTTTTTAAAAATATGAAGTTTGGTTAATTTGGATAATTTGGGTCATATGGTTTACGAAAAAATTATTTAAATTGTTGTCGTAAACCTGTTGACAGGGATTTTAATTTCTGATATTTTTCGCCTTGGAATGGAAGTCATCATCTCATTAAGGAGTTTGTCTATGTCTTTTGATTTGCCCGAAAGTGTTAAAAATCTTCATGGAACTTTGTTTTTGGTGCCTTTCAATCTGATTGAGGTTCCCGAAGCCGATCAATCAGCAGGTAATTATCAATTTTATAATCCTAGATTGATAACCGAATCTGGCCAGAATGATCTTATTGATGCAGATCTTTCAAAGATTTTGAAAGAGGATATTAAAAATAAAACCATGATGGTTCCTTTGATTTGTCGCTATATCCATGAAACCAAATCAATCCAATTGGTTGGTGGAGATAGGAGATATCGTGCGTTGTCGCAACTAATACAAAAACATGAAATGGTTAGAGATCCATCTTGTATTGTTGAGGGCGATAATGGAAAAGAAGAATATGCTTGGAAGGTTGCTGACGAAGTTTATAAAGATGTAATATGTCAGATTTATAATGCCGATAGCGATCTTGATGCTTTAGCATATTCATATTCGGAAAATGCTTGCCGTAAGAATTTAAATGATGGTCATGATGTTGCCTTGCTGATGGAATTGCGTAAATTCAAGGCCACAGATGATCAAATTTTGAGCATTCTTCAAAAAAACAAGCTTTGGCTTCGTGATACTGATCACCTCGTAAAAAAGCTTGATCCTTCTACTTTAAACGACTTGCTTGAAGGCAGAATAAATAGGCTTGCTGCGATAAAGTTAGCAGAAATTGACGATGTTGAAGAAAGAAGTCAAATTCGTGAAACTGCGAATGAAATTGCAGAAAGTAGAAATGAACAGAAAACCATGCGTGATGCTCGAAGATTGAATAGGGCTACTAAGGAAAAGCAAATTGCCGAAGTAGAAATTCAATTGGCAGATCAAAACGATGAAATTGAGATCGAAATTGCACAGGCTAATTTGGATGTGGCCAATTTAAAGGTTTCAGATGCTGTTTCTCGTCAGCGTGAAAATAAAAACTCAACCAAAGGAAAGGATATTGATGCCGCTTCAAAACTGGTAAATGGTGAGGATGCTGAAGAATCCAAACCAAAGGCTTTAAAGCAGCAAATAATAGAAGAAAATTATATTCGATATCTTACCAAGGTTTATAAAAATGATGCAAATTGTCTTGAAGAAGACCCTTTGTTCTGCATACCTAAGCAAGTTCCCAAGAAAGATGTTGTAATGGTTGCCATTAGAATAGCCAAAGCTATACATGATGGCGAAGAAAATTGTTACAAAGTCTTGAAAAAGTGTTTTTCTAAGCAAGATAAGAAGTAAAAATTCTTTATTTTGTAAAAACCCCATCTTTATGATGGGGTTTTTTCTTTTCCAGCATAAATATTATTGAGATGATTTATGTCTGTCCTAATTGCGGTCAAAGTCTATCCCATCCACTAGTGGATGGAATTTGCATTTGCACTTCTTGTTCTAATTTATTTGATTCTAGCAATCAATCAAGACTGTTATCGGCAGCTTGGATTGCCAGAAAAAAGAACTACACTGTCGAAAAATTAAAAAGCAAACTATCCTTATCCGAATCTGAAGCAGATTTGATTTCTGATAAAGTTATCGTGGAATCGTATTCGCATGAAGAATTTTTAAAGTATTTGCAAAAAATCAAAATTTCTAATCGTTGCTATCTATAATTGATCGATCTAACTCAGATCGTAGAACAGTTATGTCTTTGTCGGCTTCAATTCCAATGCGTACTCTATTTTTGTTGTCAATCCTAACAATGGTTATCTTTATGTCAGGCATATCAGGACATTTTAGTATAATCTTTTCATCTTTTTTTCTACTAAGTACAAGCATGTTTAATTCCTTTTATTACGAATGTTAATTACGATTTACAGCTTATTGATAAAAGAGCTTGTATGACTATTTTTTAATCGTATAAATAATTTTTATTAAATCTCTTTACGATGATAAAACATTTCAGTAAGTTAAATTGTAGACAAATGATCGTAAAGATTTAGTCATTGCTTTAAGATCAATTACAAAAATGACTTTGTTTATGGAGTTCATGATGTCAGTTAACACACTGGAGAGAATCGCTGCTCTCAAACAACAGCGAGAATTTATTGATGGTCTTATTTCCAAGCTTGAAGAAGTTACAGTTTTTGAAAGTAGATTGGCATCTCTTTCAAATGGATCTTCAACAACGGCAGTTTTATCGATTTCGACATCGCAAGTTTTGGAATCTTGCAATCAAGAAGATAATTCACTTGCTCCTAAGCACAATAAGGCAAAAAAAGAAATTGTCGCAAAAAATGACAAGCCTATGTCTTTGGGTTCTTTAGTATGTAAAATTATACATGAATCAAAGGAGCCAATATCTTTGAAAGAAGTAGCTGGTGTAGCTCAAAAACTTGGCTACAAGAGCGATGCTAAAAACTTTGCCAATAATGTTTATCAAGCAGTAAACAAATTGGTTAAGGCAAAAGACCTTAAGCAAAAAAGAGATAATGGCGAAATCTTGTATTTTGCAGTATAGGTGTAACATGCAAAAAGACACTGTCGGAAATAAAAGCAAAATCGTTAGGCAAATATTGCAAGAAATTGGAGCCGTATCAGAAAATCCACCAAAAGATTGGAAGGACACAATGATACAAAGGCTTAAGGATTTAAATATTGACATAAAAAAAGTTAATATTTATGCTATACGCTCCAAAGAGATTGGAAAATTAAATCAGGAAGAAAACAATTCAATTGATTTGCAAAATTATGGTTCGATTTTGATTGAGCTTCGAAGTTTTGCCCAAAAGGTTGGCGGAATTGATAAACTGCTTGAATTTATCAATTTGTTAAAAGAATTGAAAAATTAATTCACATATTAATTTTAAAAAAGCGTAGATTTTTCTACGCTTTTTTTTTATAATTGGTGTATGAATGATGTCATATTTAGAATCGAAAGATACAGTCAAAAGATTCTAGCAGAGTTGGATTGCATGTCAAATTACCAATATGTTTCCAAAGACATTTTGATAATTGTCCACAATCAGCTTTTTTATCTTAAAAAATGTGTCGAATCAATTAGAAAAAATACAAAAAATTATCAAATTTATATTTGGAATAATAATTCAGATCAAGAAACAAAAAGTTGGATAGAAAGTCAAAAAGACATAATTTGTTCTCATCATGATCAAAATATTGGTTTCATCAAGCCAAACAATGAATTGATGAAAATTTCTAAAAATCCATATGCAATTTTATTGAATTCTGATACCGAAGTGTTGCCAAACTGGGATAAGGCAATGATTGGTCAAATTCAACAATATGGCTATGCACAAGTTGGATATCTTGGTGGAAAAATAAACGAATCTGGTAAAGGAACAATTTTTAATTTTGGCAGCGATATTGATTACATTTGTGGTTGGTGCTTTTGTATTCCTAGATTTATTTATGAAAAATATGGTTTGTTTGACGAAGAACATTTACAGTTTGCCTATTGTGAAGACAGTGATTTTTCTTTAAGACTGACAGAATTCAAGGAAAGAATTTACGCTTTACATCTTGGATTGGTAACACATCATGAAAATAAAACGATTAAAGAAGTCATGAAAACTATTGATTGTGAGTCTAGCTTTACTCATAATCATGAAATTATAAAAAAAAGATGGTCTCATAGATTTTTAAAATCTTAAATATTGCTTGATGTTAAGGTTCATGGTATAATATTTTTTTATTTCACGGAGGATTGTTGAATGTCTAAAGTTTTTTATTGTGAGTTTTGCGAAAAGAATGATGCTGTTATTATTGAGGGTGCATCATTGGCAAGGCCGAGAAATGGAAGAAAAAAAGGTGATAGGGCTTACATTTGTTCGAATTGTATAAATTTAATGCATGTATCTTTGTCCACTGCAAACCCCGATGATTTTAAAAAGTCATCAAAATTAAAAAAAGAAATTCAATTTTCTGAAAAGATTAGTCCTAAAAAGGTTGTCGAATTTTTAGATCAACATGTTATAGGTCAAGATCGAGCAAAAAAACTGTTGGCAATTGCTGTTTGTAACCATTATAAACGCATAAACGATAAGACCAATCAATCGAAAATTCCAAAAAAACTTCAAGATGTAACGATAGAAAAATCCAACATCTTATTTTTAGGGCCGACAGGTTGTGGAAAAACATTACTCGCAAAAACCTTGGCCAAATTTCTTGGAGTTCCATTTGCTATCGGAGATGCCACAGTCCTTACCCAAGCTGGATATGTTGGAGAAGATGTTGAAAATCTTATAGTTAAACTTCTTCGTGAAACAAATTATGATGTTGATAAGGCACAAATGGGAATTATTTACATCGATGAGATAGACAAAATAGCCAAAACATCAAAGAATATGTCGATAACAAGAGATGTGAGTGGAGAAGGAGTTCAGCAATCACTTCTTAAAATAATAGAGGGAACAGTTTGTAATGTTCCGCCCCAAGGAGGAAGAAAGCATCCAGAGCAACATTTTATACAAGTCGATACATCAAACATACTTTTTATATGTGGCGGAACTTTTGTTGGTATTGAAGATACAATCAGAAGAAGAATTGGAAAAAGTAAAATTGGATTTGTAAATTCAACAGGTGTTGAAAATTCAGATCATGAAATTCTTAAAAGCGTCACTGATGAAGATTTTATACAATATGGAATGATTCCTGAATTCGTAGGAAGATTGCCAATACAAGTTGCTTTGGATCATATGACTGAAAGCCATTTAATTTCAATTTTGACTGAACCTAAAAATTCAATTTTAAAACAATATCAAAAATTATTTTTTTATGATGATATTGATTTGAAATTTACCGATGGAGCAATAAAAGAAATTGCAAATGTGGCTTTTAAAAAGGGAACAGGGGCAAGAGCTTTAAGGTCGGTTGTGGAAAATTTCATGAGCGACATAATGTTCAACGCTTCCGACAATGACTCTAATTCAATTACAATTGATGAAATGTTAATTAAAAAGGTTTGAAAAACACAACAGAACAAGTGGTACAAAAATATGAAAATATATAGTATTTATATAAAAAATAAGTCTTATGATTGGATGAATCAATACAAGGATGAAGGTCATGAGATTGCCATTCTTGGTGTTGAACCTTTGATTTCAGAAATCGAAGGAATACCAACAATAGTGGATGACATTTACAAGACACTAAGTTTTACAAAAGATCCTGTGATATTAACAGATTCGTATAAAGATATAAAAAATATTGACTTTAAAGATAGGATTATTGTCAATGAGGTTTTTCAAGAAGATAAAAAATTATTGGTTTTTCCAATAGTAAACATTTTAAAACAAGTTTATTTCTATGAATATTTTCAAGAAAGGCTTGTTTATGATGTTGGTTTTATATTTGCACCTCAAATGTTTTGGGAGCAGGTTCGTAGAATATACGCCAAATGGCTCGTTCATGATTTTATAGAAAACAAAAATTATAATCATGAGTTAATTTGTAATTTTTGTTTATCTTTTTATGAACATAAAGTAAGTCTCATTGAAAGGTAGCAAATTATGGAAGATTATCATTTGATTTTTGTTTATGGAACCTTAAAAAATGGCCATTCAAGGCATTATATTTTGGAAGAACAAAGATACATAGGAATTGCTAAAACAATCGGGCAATATTTTATGTTTAAAACAATTTCGTATCCATGTTTGGTCGAGTCGAAAGATAAATTCGCTGGTAAAAAAATATATGGGGAATTATACGAAGTAGATACAGAATGTTTGCGTGTTTTAGATGATATTGAAGGGGTGGAATACAATGTTTTTCAAAGGCGTGAAATTCTATTGGATGAAATCACAATTGTAAATTTGCCACTTTTTAATGAAACTCTTACTAAATTATACAGGAAGACTGCCGAAGCTTATTTTTATCAAAAAGATGTAAGCGGGTGCAAAGAAGCTGGATTTTTTTGGCCCATAAGGTGATTGATGGAAATTTTACTAACAATTCTTATAGCATTATTCATATTTGGTTTATCGATTGGATATTTGTTACTTTCAATTCTAATGACAGAAAATAGAAAACTTAGAAACTATCAGCAAAAAACATTGCAAGAGTATTTAGAATTGGCGACTATGGATCAGTTTTTTGAAGAAATTAAAAATCGTGAAACACCTTTAATTATAATAAAAACATCTACTAATGGAATATTAGTAGATTGCTTTAATATACCGCCAGCTTTATCTATAAGTATACTAGAATCATCTGCCGATCTTGTACGAAATAAAATAAAAAAGGAAATGGAAGATTTGTAATAGATTTATCTTGCAATATTAAAATTTATAAATTAAAATAAATCATGTTTATTTTTATAATTTAGAGGTCTAAAAATGCAAGCGATTGAAGAAAGGAAAGAATCTATATTAAAGACAAACTTAAAGTATTTTCATCATGTTGATTTTGATAAAAAGATTACAAGTAAAAAAATATTAGGCGATATACCAGACAAACATAAATTCGATTTGGAATCAAAGAAAGTTTTAAATCTTAGAAATACAAACAAACAACCAGAAATGAGACCTTGTTACGAAGAGCCTCTTCTAACGAGGGAACAAGAATATCATCTTTTTAAACAACTTAATTTTCTCAAATTCAAAGCTAAAAATTTAATTGAAAAATTGAATTGCAAAAAATCAATCAAAACAAAAATAGAAAAAATAGAAAATCTCCAAATTAAAATATATGATTTGCGTAACAAGATAGCAAGTTCTAATTTTCGTTTGGCAACACACATTTTGAAAAACGATTTTAAAAGTTATAGAGAAAAACGCAATCTGGATAACTATTTGTCAGATGCTTATATGGATGTGATAAAATCTGTTGATTATTTCAATTACACTCTTGGAAATAAGTTTAGTACATATTGTGTTTGGGTTCTCCGTAAAAACTTCTTCAGAATGATTAATCTTAAAAAAAATAAAAAAAATGAATTTTATAGTATTGACGATAATCAAACAGAAATTCAAAATTCGGCAGAAATATTCCTTACATCAGAAGTGCATCAAAAAGAAAATGCAATATTTATCAATCGTGTTATTGAAACTGCAAAAAAAAGACTTAATACAAGAGATATCAATAGGCAGATTTTAATCATTGAGCATTATTTTGGAATTAATGGAAAAGAAAGAAAAAATCTTGAAGAAATAAGCGGTTTATTGGAAATAACGAAGGAAAGAGTAAGGCAGTTAAAAGAGAAATTTTTGATTTCTATGCGTGAAACTGTAAGGAACACGGATTGTAAAAATGTACTCTAATAAAACAGAAATTGAATATTCAAGCTCCAAAGATTGGGGCGAAGATGCGATTGTTAAGATAAAAGAATCTGAAATAAATTATTTGAAGTATAAAAATCTTTATTCAAAAAAAGATAAAAAAGACAAGTATTTATTTGCTGCCAATATACAAATCCCAGAAAGTATAAATTTACCAAACATATTTATACTTGAAAAATGGCAAAGGCCAAGAATATGGATTACAGGAAGAGGTAAGAAAATTGAAATTGCTGAGGATGATGCATATGATAATTTTCAAAAAATAAAATCTTGTAATCATGATTTTTACAATGAAAGTCAAAATGATTTGGTTGGCGATGGCATTTGTAGAAAATGTAAGGTTTTTGTTCAGGAATATTTTATAAATCAAGATATTAGAAAATCAAAGTATGAGTCTTTAGAATTACATAAAGATGATGTGTTTTTTGGAAACATCCCATTAAAAAATCATTTGTACTCCATGACACAGGAGGCTGCATATGATATAAATTTAAAACCAAATGAAAAAGTAGATTTAATGTGCGCTGGATGGTTACACCATTCAAATGGACAGCTACATTCAAATGATTGTGTCGAAAATATTTTGAAATATTTCTACTTAGAACCTAAAAAAATGTACGAATCTTTAATTCTTCAATATTATGATTTGGTAGATAACATTAAAATCCTTGTTCAATTGAATAACAATCATGAAAAGTTAAATAAAATAAACGAGGATGCAAAAGTTTTACTCCGAGAAATGGAACAAAAAAGTTTGCCAAATGCTTATTTTTTGCAGTCTTGGATATTAATGGCAGACCAAACACTTCTTATTTCTGCGAATAATTTTTGAAAAATATATTTTCCCCACCTTACTTTTAAATTTATTTCCATATAGTGACCTTAGCGATGGCAATGGGCCAGAGCAACAAATGGTTATAATATGAGGTAATGTATCATGGCTAAAAAAGCCACAAAGTCTGTGTCTGTATCCAAATCTTCTACTACAGAATCTGTAGCAAGTGTTTTAGAATCTTTAGTTGCATCTCTCCCTCCAATCACCCCAACAGTAAAGGGCAAGGCTTCTAAGTGGAAAATATCCCTAGACGAAGAAGCACAAGAGGTGTTTACTCGTTGGATTTCTGCAAAAATTGTAGCTGAACCAGTTATGCAGCGATTAGAAAATTCAAAAGACATTTTGAATGAAATATGTCTACAAGAATTTTGTATAAAATATTTTGAATCTAGATCAAGACCTTCTAATCCCCAACTACAAACTGAAAAAAATAACACTGTTGACCATACCGCAAGTTGGTTGTTTACCGATAAATTTAAGGTAAAGCTCCCAGAAGTTGCTGAGGGACTTGATGCAAAAAGTGTTTATATTTCGGCATTTACTGATTCTGGCCTACATCCGCATGATGCCGAATCTTTGGTAAATAACGAATTAATTTTAAATCCAGTAATTGGTGTTCGCCCTATTACTGATCTATTGACTGGTCATTATGGAAGTGGTAGGGAATTTGTGCCAGCGACTGAGATTGAAAAATCTGCTGGTAAAAAGCTAGCTATATTTTTAACGGCATCTGGAAAGACAACGATTGAAGGTCTTACCGATGATGAAAAGATCGCTCTTATTCATCGTGATTCTGGTGTCACTGTTAGGGATGGATTTTTGGAAAGGGTCTGTGCATACGCAAAGAGTGTGGATCAATTGATCGCAATCTTTAATTTAATCAGACCAGTATCTTATCCCGCATATCCAAAGTTTGCGGTTGGCGATAATCCAGTCGAACAAAGCAATCGAAAAATTGCTGCTGCTGCTGATATTCTTGGTACAAACGCAGATTAATTTTTGAACGAATAAGAATCACAAGTCATCTTGATTTGTGATTCTTATCAAAAATATATTTATGTAATTTTACATTGATGGGAATCGTATGAAAATTCTTGAAAATACTTTATCTTTAGAAATAGACATTTGGGAAGACCCTGGTGATTATCCATCGAATGCAGGGCAATTTCCTTTGCCTAGTAGTTACCAATTAGAAGATATTACAGGACATTTAATTATTCAAATTGAGCCATCTGATCGAGAAATGGATGGTTGGCATGAACAGGGAATAGAACTCAATTTGTGCATGATGATGGAAGATCATAAAATTACTGTTCAAGGTGTTAGAATTACTAGTTGGCAGTTGCATCCAGAAATGGATTTAAAAGCAGATTATACAATTCTAGACACATGGAAGATTATTCCTTACGAGTGGGATGATTCTGATTTTTCGCCATAATGTTCTTTTCTATGACAATTCGCACATAGCAATATACATTTTGATATTTCATTCATTATATGTTCAAGACTACATCTGGAGCTTGATACTTTGCTTATTTCAAATTTTTTATCAGACAGGTGATGAAAATCTAGTGCGACTGGATTTGATTCTTTGCATATCTTGCATTTATTGATTGATTTGAAATTGTTTATTTTTTCACGATTGTTTATGGTTTTATTTTCCTTTTTGTCGTGATGTTCTTTCCTGTGACAATTCGCACACAAAACTATACATTTGGACATCTCATCCACTATTTTTTTTAGGTTATATCCAGAAGAGATACCAGCACGAATTCCAAATTTTTTATCAGACAGGTGATGAAAATCTAGTGCGACTGGATTTGATTCTTTGCATATCTTGCATTTATTGGTTGATTTAAAATTGGCCACTTCTTTGTAGATTTCAACTTTTCTTTTTTTTATTTGTTTTTTTCTATTTTCCTTGTTCATATCATACCAATCTTTATGATATTTTTTTTGATACTTTTTATAATCTTCTTTATCTTTGTATGGCATTATATTTCACCAAAAAGTTATTTGTTTAATTTTAAGATTCCATAAAAATAAAAACAAATATTTTTATTGTTATTATTTTCTCTTATAATTTGTCTGTAGGAGAATTTTCATGACTAAGATAAATTTGTCTTCTGGAGAAGGATACAAAGTATACAAGCAGTGCTTTGATGCTGATAATATCTATTTGCAACTTGAAGAAGTCGAGGTTTTGAAAAATGACACTAATCATGTGGTCATTATTCCTGTATGGATGTGGGAAAATATCAGAAAGGTTTCTTTGCCTATTGATGTCGATCTTGTTGTTATGACTGAGGAAGAAATTCAAAAAAAAGCAAGTGAAGAGGTGGATATTAGAATTAGAGAGCTTAGTTTGTTTGGCGGGGAAGATAATATGGCCAAGCTTATAAAAATGGAGAATTATGCAATTTTTGGAGATGTGAGAGAATCTAAGGAAAATCAAATAAAAAAGGGAATAAGTTACTATCTCAAACAAAGAGACAAGCAAAAAAATATTTTAAGAAAAATAAATTTTAATTCACAGCCATGATAAAATTGAAACGAAATGATGGTAAAGTATATTTGCGGTTTATGCATCTTGGTGATATAATTACAAGTTTTAATATTTTGTATAATTTGGCTATACAAGAAGGCATAAAGATAGGAATTTTGGGAGAAAGTCCTGAAATTTATTCTCAGCTTTTTAAAATATTTAATTATAATGGTCACATTTATTTGAGTAATTATTTCCATCCTTGGAAACCTGAATTTAATACTGTTTCTTTTGAAAATTATCTTCCTTATTCTTATTTGAATATATGCTTTGGACTTAGTACGCTTAAAAAAATTAAATTGAAAAAATTTATCTTACCTGACACATTTCATGGCGTTAAAGAAAAAAAAGACTTTTTATGTTTTCATTTTTTGTGTAGATCAGTAGAAGCTAGAAAAAGTTTTACGAATAATGATGTAAGAAATGCTTTTAGGGCATTTGAGAAGAAAAAATCAATATGCATAGGTGGAACAGAAACAAAAACTTATATAAAAGACCGTGAGTGTTTTTTTTCTGATTTGATCAATCTATCAAAAAAACTAATGGAATCTTCTGGTTTTTTTGGAATAGATAGTGGAATGTCTCATTTGGCCGGAACTCTTAAAGTAGATGGCGATATTATAATTCAGGCTAAATATGATGATTTTTTCAATAATGTTAAAAATTCTTTTAGCTACATGTATCCAACATTTAAAATGCATTCGAAAAAAAGCCTAGAACAAAAATTACAATCACTTTAAGGTTGAAATTTTTTTAAATTTTGTTTTATAATTTCTATTATAGAATAGGTAGGCTTTTATAAAGGATGGATTTCATGAGCTTAGATAAAATTATTCAGAATTTTGAAGATATTCTGACACAACTTAAAAAACTTGCTTTAATTTCTAATGATCAAAAAATAGAAAATATCTCGGAAATAGAAAAAAAATCTGATTTTGATGTTTTGAAATCACTTCTTATGTCAGAAGAATGGCCTCAAGCTGCCCCTGATTTTTTAATATGTGAAGAGAACGAACAAGATAAAATTGATAGGGCCGAAGGTATTATTTCTTATTTAAGTCAGGATTTAAGAGATAAAAGCTTTTTGGATTTTGGATGTGGCGAAGGACATGTTGCACTTAATGCCTCTACATCTGGGGCGACTAAGTCTCATGGTTATGATATTTTGAAAAGTGGCAATTTAAATTGGGAAGAAAAAAAAGAAAGCTTTTTATTGACAAGTGACTTTGAAAAAATTAAAAAAAATGCTCCTTACGATTTTGTTTTGCTTTATGATGTTTTAGATCATACCGAAAACCCAGTTGAAGTTTTAAATAAAATTCGTCAAATCGTTGATGATAATTCAAAAATATTTGTTCGTTGCCATCCTTTTTCATCAAGGCATGGAACTCATTTGTACAGAAAGTTAAATAAAGCTTATGTTCAATTAGTTTTTACAGATGAAGAGTTGACGGAGCTTGGTCTTATTGGTGATATAAAACAGAAGACTTATTTTCCAATTAACGAAAACAATAAATGGTTTGATGGTGCTAGGTTTAAGGTCGTTAGTCAAGATGGTGTTAAAACTCTAGTTGAAGATTTCTTCAAAGACAACAAATTGGTGTCATCAAGAATAACTAGGGATGACTACAGCAAAGCATTCCCAGAACACCAGATGGCACAAGTGTTTAATGATTATGTACTTCAGATATTGCCTTAAGGAAGATAATGGAAAAGTATTTGCCTGTGGTGAAAAAGGAAACGACATTTTCATTAATTGGAAATTTGCAAAACGCTGATGATGTTTTGTATATTGAAAATAAACTTAAAGAAATAGAAGAAGTAAATCCAATTATAAGCACATGGATTAGGTCGTTTTCTAAAATAAATAAAAACAAATTGATTACAGCCTATTGTGGTCTTATGGTCTATGAGCTTTTATACAGTCAGGCCGAAGCAGATCATATGAATGAAGAGTTTCAATGAAATATGAAATTAAGGCGAGTATAAAATGGACAATAAAAAGCGGTGAATCTAAAGAATTTGTTCAACAAAAAGCATTTGATGAATTAACCAATGCCATTCGTGATTTGCATTTTCCAAATATTGATTTAGAAATAAAAGTCGAAGAATTAAAAAATAATATAGAAATTCAAAGGATCAAGGAATATTCTTGGTCTTTTATATTAGATAAATTAAAAAAAACAAACAATAATTTTAAAGTTTCATTTCAAGGTAAAGAGTACATTGTAAAGATGAACTCGCAGAGATACTTTCTATTTAGAGAAAACAATAAATGTGTTTGTTGTGGCATTGAAGGCACAAAGGTCATATTAGAAAAAAACTTGAATGATGTTACTCCTCATTTTAATCTTTATGCTAAAAGTCAAGATGGCCTTGTCCTCTTGACTAAAGATCACATTACACCTAAGTGTGTGGGAGGAACAGATAGACATTCAAATTATCAAACTATGTGTTCAATATGCAATGGATTAAAAGGACATTCAAATATTTCAATTGAAAATTTGCACAACATAAGAAAAATTTATGAAAAAAATAAATACGGAGATAAAAAGGTATTGCATAATCTCATAGACGCAGAAAAAATGAAACTTTCTACCAAAATCAACACACAAGAATATCAATCTCAAAATTACATAAAAAGCTTATCCAAAGATGCCATCAAAACAAGATGTGATTTATCAGTGTATAAAGATAAAGAAAAATATATTGCAATTTCAATGTATGATAGTCCAAAAAAAAATCTACATTATATTGGAAATATAAGAAGAGGAATTTATTTAGAGCCTCTTTTCTCTTATAAGAAAAAATATGAATGTCAAATTTATAACAATATGGTCATATCTATACATAAAAGCCTATTAAGGCACAAATAATTTGGGGGATATATGGAATCATGGGAAAAAGAACTTGAAAATGAAATATTAAATAAATCAAAAAAAATTATCGTAAAGAAAAAAAGTAATTTTTTTTTATACTTTGTAATTATTGCACTTTCTTTTATGTCAATTGGACTTCTCTTTAAAAAAAATGAAAAATTTAGATATTTTATTGTTGAACATTTTAAAATTAAAAGTAACAAAAAACCAATTGGAGATGAATCTGTCACTGGTACAATTGTAAATAAAGATGAATCTATCACTGGCAGAATTATAAATATCGAAGCAGAATTGAAAAAAAATTCTCAAAGAATAAACAACTTGGGAATAGGCTTTAATGAAAATTTTTCCATAATAGAAAAAAACAACCAAGAAAAAAACTTCATTTTCTTAAATCACGATTGGTCTTTGAATAGAAAGCCAGAAAATATAACTGTAAATCCAGAAGATCAGTCTTTCATTGATCGAAATATTAAAAATCAATAGCTTTTATATTTTTTATCTGGTACGAAATCAGTCACACCAATAAGATCACTAATGCAAGTAGCCAAGTAATCACTAAATAACATGCACATTTCTTTATCTGATCTTAATTCATGTGCTATTTCTAATTGTAATGCCTGTACGCTATTGTCAAAATTCCATTTGCGAAATAATTGATTCATATTGTTCCTTGACCATCCACTAAAAGGACCTCCAGATTTGCCTTCGTATGCATTAATTCCAAAACTTAAAAGTCTATGCATAAAGAAATCTTTTCTCCAAATATCCATACTGTAGCTTGCTGGATTGCCCTCTCCATAGCCAATGACCATATCGATCTTATCATTTATTTTACTTCTATGCTTATTGCTCATTCCATGAATGTTATAAAGAAAAACTGTATCACCAAGGGCTTTTGCTTTTTTTGTAAATTTAAGCATAGGTTCTAGTATTTCTTCATCAACAACTTCTGTGTGGCAATGATCAACATTGTTACAATCAGCTTTATCTCTGATGCAGTCAACTGTGTCTGCTCTTTCCCATCCTTTGTTTATGACCGCAAATGCAGATATTTGCCTCGCAATGTTTTCTGCGATAATTGCAGTGTTTTCATCATTGCCTTGAAATCCATGAGGAGCAAAAATAACTACTGGTATTTGGCCTTCAATTAAACTTACTCTTTCCATTAAACTTCCTTATATTCCACTTTTATAGTTTTTATGCCGTGATCTTTGGCACTTTCTAATTCTTCATCTTTATCGTCATAATGCAATTTTACATTTAATTTTTTTAAAATTGGGCCTTTTGGCTCATGGTTGGTGAAAAATATTTTCTCAATTGGTATTTGATGTTTTTTTAAGAATTTAATTATAGTAGTACGATTTGGTTGATTTTCTTGCCACCATTCCTCTGATTCATGCTCATGATTCCTTGCGGTTACTATTATGCATGTACAGCCTTCACGATGGTAATTTTTGAGAATTTTAACAATTTCTTCATTTGGAACGCCATATTTTAAGCATAAAGTATCGTCAAAGTCAAAGCTTATTATATCTGGCTGTTCCCACTCAAAAAAATGAATAATGTTCATGGCTTTATTTATAAGTTTTTAAAATCAATTTGTCAAAAATTTTTATCATTAGGATAAATTTCTTGAAATAAATTGGCAGCAACAACGAACAACTATATGTAAGGGTAAAAGATCAGGTTGAGTTTCGGACAAATCTTTTTACCTTATGTTTGTAGTCGGTAAACAATCACAACAAGAAAGGTTGGTTGAAGCAGCAATGAGTTACAAATATAATATTCTTTCTGAGGAAAATAAGTCTTTCATAAAAGAAAAGATAAAGAAAAGCTCAGAATTAATGAAAAAATGGTCATCTTTTTATCCTCGTAAGGAAAAAGTAGCTTTCAGATGGTCAGTACTAAGCGATAAGCCAAACACTGATAAAATTCCAGAAAATTTAATTGCAGAATTTGAAAATGATCGCAAAACAATCTTAATTCCTAAAAAGGTAATATTCTCAGAATTAGGAAATAAGACTATCGAAGTTGCAGTTATTGAAGGACATATTCCTTTGCTGTACAAATGGTCATATGGCGATGCAGATATCATGCAAGAATTGTTTCTAAAGTCCATCTTTGCTCTTTATTACTTTACGGATGAAACTAAAGAAATAACTTCATTTTTGCGTAGGGTTGCTTCAAGATATAGATCGCACCATATCAATAAGAATCGTCTTATAGTTTCTCCTTCTAGGCATTATGTGCTTAAGAATATAGTTGAACAAAATATGCTTCAAAATCCAAATAAAACGAGAGAAGATGTTTTTGAGGATTTAAAACTTAACTCCAAACAAAGAAGAAATGTAAATAGTCATATCACAAAGTGTGTGGTTGAGAGCTTGTATGATTCTGATGGTCTAAGGTTTGATCCGGTTGCAAGGCAAAATGAATCGGAAGTTACATTTAATGTTTCTGAAATCGATAATTTGCCACTATCAGATTTAGAGCGTAAATGTATCATCGCTTCCCTTAATGGTAAGCATGGATGGAAGTCAGAACTTGCAAGATCATTGGTTAATCCTTCTACCAAAAGACCTTACTCAAAAATGACCATTACACATGCGTTTAAAACGGCTGTAAGTGTAATAAAAAAACATTGGAGTTTAAATGAGTAATAGTTTAGCTGTGGTTCCAATCATCAGAAAGAATGATAGTTGGATATTTCCTGAGTGGAATATCCAACTTGATTCTGAAATTTTTAAAATATTTATTGAACATTCAAAGGAAGTGTGCAATGATGGTATTTCATTAGTGATATCATCGGGAAAAATTCCTAATTACGATATGTTCATTAAGCTTATTTCCAAAAATGATAATTTCATATTGTATGCTACTGAATCTAATGTTATAAAACTTCCTGTAGAGTTGCAGGATAAACTTCCTAATATTGATTTTTTATATGTAACAGTGAAAGGTCTGAACTATGAATGAATTTAACCCTAGATCCAAAAAAAATAATGATTTTGAAGACAATAGAAATAAGCCTAAAGATCCATCATTTTCCATTAAGCATCGTGTTGATGTCGATTTAGATCTTAATCTGGCTTTAGACATTGGGGATTTTATTGTGGCTTGCAAATCTACTAATCCAGCTATTATGGCTTTTGGCTTACAGTTACAGAACTTAGTACCACCGAGTTGATTATGTTTGATTTTATTTTCACGGAAGAAAAAAATATTTTTAATTTTGCCCAGAAATTTAAAGAATATTGGTCATCGCACTCTAAATCAATTTCAACACCTTCTTTTTTAATATTTGGAAAGAAAGGTTCTCCGTCTTGTATTGTTTTTTCTAAAAATGATTATGAGATTGCATCAATTGTCAAACTGTTCAAAGTTGGTGCCTCAATAGATCAAGTGTGCATTTGTGTTGATGGAAATATCAATACAGAAAAAAAAGATTCGTCATTTTCGATTTTGTTTTATAACGACAATTCATTTGATGGAAAATGCTTTGATTATAAATGCGATAGTGATTACAAAATAACTTGGAATGATGAATCTCCAATCAATCTGGAAAATAAGAATTCATGGTTGTTAATACAAAGTATTATAAAATCAAAGCCAGAAGACCAAGATGACTCTGCTTTTTTGAACCGTATTGGATTCAGCGAAGATAGACAGTATTTGCACAATATTAGAAGTGTTTATTCTTTCGTGTCTTCCAAATATGATTTGTTTATCATTGACTTGATTTCGGCAAAACACCCTGATTGGTGTGACGCTTCAACGAAAATGAAAAAATTATGCAAATATCTTTTAGTTAACAAATTAATTTCTGATGAATGCTTTTTGCAACTTTTAGAAACAATGCCACTTCTTGGAACTGTAAAGTTTATTGATGGTGTGACTAGCATTGTTAAAGAAAATATTAAAAATTGCGATATTAATGTCATTATAAGTCCAGAACACTTTGCCGAAAACTTGCAAAGGAAAATATTTGATTTTAATTTTGATTTGTATAAATCTGATTTTTATTCTTGGTGACTATTAGTCTTCTTTACTGTTCGTGAAATGTTGGTATGGTATAATTATGGAGTTTATACTGTGAAAAAAAATAATCTTGAAATCAAAAAGAAGATTATGAATTTTTTAAATTCTATTATAAAATCAGCATCATCAAATGAAGAAGATGAAGTTAATGTAGCTATTGATTTGTTGGCATTAACTTTTGATTTTTTACCAGATGAAAGAAAGCAACAAATACTTGATTTTATAGGAGAAGAATACAAAGTTGTTCCTCCAAAGTTTTTTACAATTGACGAATTACCCTTTTAGAGAAATGAAAATGAAAAAAATAATTTTTGATACCTCAGATGGTGTTCATGTCGAAGCAGAGAGGTTGTCACCCAATTATCCTTGGGATGTTGCCCATGATTTTGGAGATTTTAGATTCTACGGAACTAAAGCAGAGATGCTTAGTGAGGTAGAAAAAGTATTGAAGATGATTATCGAAATAGACAAAAAGGCAGGGTACAATTAATGAAAATTAAACCAATATATAAAAAAATATTTGAAAGCGTATACATCAATTGGTGCTATATAGGAGAGGCAAAAAGAAAAGAATCTGATATGGAAACTAATATTCACACCAAAGTAACCTTTGACGAAGATACGAAAAGGATAGAATTGCTTGCTTGTCCATCGAGAAATGAAATTGTTGGAGGAGCAAGAGATGGCAAAACATTCTATTACAATTTTGCCTTCGATGTTGCTGGTTGTATCGAGAATCTAATATCAAAAAAGATTGAAATTCATAATATTTTATACGCATCTAAAAGTAAATCTTTAGAGTGCGATATGATTATATTTGTACTCAATTATAGAAAAGAAGAAGTGGTTCTGAAAGTTTTTTCTAGACCAGCTAAAGATATTGAAAAAATAAAGATAACACAAAACAAATTTAAGGACTGCTAATGAGTGTTTTAAATGAATTTGATAATAGTGATTACGAAAAAATTGGAGTAAGAACATTCTTTGTTTTGAAAAGAGACAATAGATGGATGTTTGAAAAAAATGGAGAATTTTATGATTTTGCACCAGCACAAATTACAGATATGGCATTATCTCCAGTGGTTGTTGGAACAGACAGATTGATAAATATAGGATGCAAGCTTAAAAAATTATCAGATTATAAAAATGGCTTTATTCTTTTGGTATCAGATAATTATTTTCCATCATGTGATGTTAAAATGATTTACAAAGAGCCATTGTATGATGGTTGGCTTTATGATGTCCATGAGGAAAATCTCAAAGGTATGATGTCTGATCAAGGGGCTTGGATTTGTCCTTATATAAAGTTTTATTACAAAGAACCACCTAAGAATTTATATTTAAAAATGGAATCAGTCACCAAAAACAGTACACCAATATAGACTTCCATCTTTTGCTGATGCGACACCAAATCCAACTTTGGAAAAACTTCTATTCAGGATATTTGCACGATGACCAGAAGAATTCATCCATGAATTTGTCACTTCATCCTCGTCTTCTTGATTCCAAGCTATGTTTTCACCAGCAGTATGATATTTACCCATTAAAACAGATATATCAGAATGAGTAAGGTTGTTTTTTTTAGCCATCCATTCAGCATGCTTTTGTGCGTAATTTATAAGAGTTTTATCTAAATCTAATCCAACCCTGCCTTTGTACTCTCTTTGTTTATTATGCAGCTTTAAGAGCTTTAGATTTGATTCGGAATATTCATTTTTATAATCTATATTTTGACTAGGTTTTTCTTCTACAGGATTTTGCTTTATTTTATTTGAATTATCATTAGTTGTTTTTGGGCAACCACATAAAAATAATGTAAAAAAAAAAGAAATTTTAAATAAACTATTGATAATTCGACTCCTATTTTAAATATTTTCAAGATCTTTAAGTTCATGCTGTTGTGCTATGTAGCTATTTCCGTGACCTAAATTACCCATTCTTTCTTCTTTTAAAAGCTCTTCACTTTTCATAAATCCTTTAAATGTATATGTTGGGAAAGTTCCTATCATCAAAGCGAACAAATCGACATTTTGTTTCTTCCATCTCACAGCAAGTAGTCTTCCTGTTAAATATCTTGTGCTTTTTACATCGACAGTTCTTCCATCACGCAGCACAGCATCGCCTTGATCTGTACCATCTATTGAAGATTTTACTTGTGCAGTTAGATCGGGATATACATTGAACATCTTACAAAACGCCAATTCAGATGAAACTCCTTCAAGATCAGTCTGCTCATTAGATTGATCGCCAATTTTAGAGTTTTTGACATTCATACTTCTTGAATTTTGATATCTTTTTTTGGCGATAGCCTTGCAGATTAACTGTTCGGTTGGATCAAGAGTTATTGTGACTCCTAATGCCACTGGATTTTCAAGTTCATTCATAATTTTCTCCTTTGAATGAAGAGATTTTAAATCATTTCTAATATTAAAGCAAGATCGATTGACAAATGAAACAAATCAAATTATTCTTATGAAAACAAACTCAAGGAGAATTATTATGTGTTCTTTATTTTCAGTTATATTTCTATTGTTGTCGCAAGATAAAATTGAAAACCCTATTGCTGTTGAGGTTTCAACTAAAAATTATTGGATTAAATTCAATGATTTGATCCATGAATTCAATAAAAAGACAAATTCAAAACCATCAATTGCAACTAATGAAATTAAATACACTATTGCAGAAATTAGAAAGATACCAACTAAAAATGTTGATATGAAAGTTCTTAAATATTCTGAAAAAAGAATAGGTTTTGCCGTAGATTATAGTGCCTTTTTAGATTCCATTGATATAGCAGATGATATCCAATACTATAAAACTGAATTTCCAATTAAGAAAAAAAGAGAAACATTCCAAGAAATGCAGAAAAGATATGAAATACTTTTCGACAAAAATAAGACTTTGGATGAAGAACAAAAAGAATTGCTTGCTTATTTGCAAGAAAAATACAAAATATTAGATAAATAATGTATGTTCAAATTGAATTTTAAAAATTACCTTATTGAAGATTTGTTGCAAGAAGTTTCGTTTAATTGGACTGATCCCATAACTGGGAAAACATATCCAGCGATGCAAGCACCACTTAATTCTGTCAAGTTGTCTAATTTTGGTACTGGTTTTGGATATCAATTTAAATCAAAAGAATATGATATTGAGCATTCTGACAATTATGAAGTTCAATTTGAAAATTTCGGCAGAAGATTATCGGCTGAAATTGCTAAGATATTTCTCGCAAAACTTTCAATCGATAAGAATTCTGATTTAGGTAAAAAAATTATTGATATATTTTTAAATAATCTAAAATCAATTTTCAAATTAGATTTATATAGCGAAAAAAGTAATTTTACTCCAAAATTTGGTAAATTTGAAGAAAGCGATCCATTATTTGTATATGCCAATGTGATTGTTGCAACCAGAAAGGTTATCGAGGAAAAGAATCCTGATGCGTTTTGGATATCTCCCAGTGATCAAGACCCAAGCTTAATATCAATATATGATAGATTTTACAAACATTATCTTCACACCCAATACGCTTTTGTTGGATCTGACTTTTATATAAAGAAAGAAAAAATTGATAGCATAATAAGAGATTCAAGAAAAATAGATCAATCTTTACCAGATAAACTCATTAAAATAATACAAGATGTAGATTTAGAAAAGAAATCTTATGTTTCTAAAATAAGAAAATTTAAAATGTCTCATAAAAATAAAGCATCTTCAATATCATAATTTATTTTAGAAATTTTAATTTGTAAATAGTTTGAAAAGTCAAACCCATAATCTCATCAAGTATATTATGCAAATGAGTGTCATCTTCATTTAAGTTTTTTCTATTCGATTTGATTACATTGGCAAAATCTTCAAGGTATTTGACAATATCTGATTCTTTTTCAATACTCATGCTTTCATACCCACTAATAATTCCATATTGGCCTTGGTATGTTTCAATGAATGTATCTGCTAAATCAAGTAGGTCGTTGTAAAAAGAATTTAAAGCTTTATGTTCGGCATAACTTTTTGTTTGTAAATGAGCAGTATGAGAGACTTGTCTTGCTTCAAATAATTTATAAACTAAGTCTTTAATTTTTCCGCTTGCCTTAAATTCATTAATACTTTTCATTATAACCTCTTGAGAATGCCTTGGTTAAATATATATACATTCATGAAATCGTTTTATCAATATATAAATGAATTGCGGTCTGTTTTATCAGATTTCAAGCCAGTGGCATTGCAAGGAAGTAAATGGCAATACGACTACCATTTCTATGCTTCTGAAAATGAAAAATATAAAATGAATTTTATAAGGCATCCAAGAGGAGTCAAAGACTTTCTATTCCAAAAAATGCCAGACTTATTCAAATATGAAAACAAATTTAAAGACGAATTAACAAGACCAACCTATGTTGTTTTTATGACATTAGAAGGTGCTAAAGATGAACTTTCTCCTAGTGGAAAAAGCATGAATCCATATAAAGTATATTCAGAAGCCTTGAAGTCAATAAAGACTGTAATAGACAAGGAAAATCCTGTTGCTTTAGAATTTAGCACTGAATTTGCATCTTTGAAAATTATGTATCATGATTTTTACAAAAGGTTTTCTAGTGAGTTTGGACTTGTAAAGTTAGGAACTTTTTACATCGATTATAAATTAATTGATAAGATTTTAATGTCTATACCAGAAAATTTAAAAGAAAAATTTATGGATCTGATCAAACAAGATTATGAAAAAAGTTCTTCTAACATTAAAAATTTAAAAAGAATAAAAAGAATTGGATTATGAAAGTAATCTGCAATTTTCCCTTTCTTTTTTTGCCACTACATCTTTAATTGTTTTGTACCAATTTTTGGCCGATTTTTCTATAGATCCAAACTCTTCATATATGCTATAATTATTATTTGTATATCTTTTTAAATTTTCTTTTCCTAATGAATGCATGATTTTTATAACTTCTATTAAATCTTTAACATCTCTTACAAAGAAAGAATTGTAACTATTGCACAATTCTTTTGTAAATCCGCAATCTGTATATATCAACGGAACTTTCATATAAGATGATTCGAATAAGGTTGTTGGCCCTCCTTCACTTCTTGACAATATACAAAAAGCATCCATGGCCAGATACCAATTTGCAACATCATCTTGATGACCGACAAACAAACAATTTCTTACATTCATATTTTTAAGTTTTTTTAAATCTTTTCCTCCACCAACAAAAACTGCTTTTATTTTTTCTGAATTTATTTTTTGAATTGCCTCCATAAGCCAAAATTGTCTTTTGTTTTCTCCAATTCTTGAAATCATACCAACTAAAAAATCATCATCGCCAAGACCCATTTTTTTTCTTTGCGAATCTCTAGTTTCTGTTGGCGTTAGTCTTATTTCATCAAATCCAGGGTAAATTACTGTATATGGTATATTGCCACACGAATTAAGTGCCGTTCTCTTTGATGTCGCAATGCAATGTGTAATATAGCTTGAATTATTGGAAACTATATTAGGCTCTTCGCTGCACACGAACAATATGCAAACTTTTGGTTTTGGAATATCTAGATTATTTAATTGGATGTCTCCCCAAAATAAAATTATATCTTCATTTTCAATTGCTTTAGTTATTTCGTTTTTTCCACCAAGATATACAGGATGAGGAAATGTTTCGCAAAATTCTTTATCATAAAAATTTCTATCGATGCATAAACTTTGTCTGAATTGCAAATCGCCTTGAAACATCTCATGTGATGAAATGCTTCTTAAAAGGATTTCAGCACCACCATTCCTTAAAAATTTGCGACCTATGTGTGTTATGTATTTCATCGCAGTCCATTATCAGTTTGACAGTGACTCATTTATTTCTGTACAATATGCATGATTATTTTGATTTGATCAAGAGGAGATTTTTAAATTGGAAATTAGATTATTTAGAAAATCAGATTTAAACAAAGGATTCATGGATTGCCTTAAGGTTTTGGGAGAAATATATTCTGAATCTAGTGATATTTCTCAAATTTTAAAACATAGAAGCAAATGTGGAATTAAAACTTTTGTTGTTGAATGCGATAATAGGATTGTAGCTACAGCCAGTTTGTTGTTAGAATCTAAATTTCGTTATAAAGAAAAGTGTGGTCACATTGAAGATGTTTGCGTGGCCGAAGACTTTCAAAGAAAAGGAATTGGAAAAATTTTATTAGATTATGTTATTCTTCAAGCCAAACGAGAGACTTGCTATAAATTAGTTCTTTCTACCGATCAAAAAAATATTGGATTTTATAAAAATCTAGGTTTTTTCCAACATGAGTTAAATTTTCGATTAGATTTGAGGAAATAAATATGAACTGGATGACACCGATATTGGCATTGAGTGGAATTGCTGTTGGTATATGGGCAGTAATTAGATATTTGATTTTAGTAGAAATAAGAATCGACAATAACACATTCAGAACTCTTTATGACATTTGCAAAGATGAAAAAAAATTTATAATTGATGAAGAGTTTTTTACCGAGATAAGACATCCGGTAGTTTACAGGGCTTTTTGTTTCAATAAAAATTTCCCATGGTTTTACATTAGTCATTACGAGAGATTGCTTCAAGCTGGATTTCAAGGCAAGGACTTAGTTACTTCTATAATGTGTACTCGCTGGAATTACAAAAATATAAAAACTTTTTTAGAAGTTAGTCTCAAGGAATTGCAAATTAATTTGTTTGGTGTACCAGTTAGAATAGCAACTCCATGGAACACAGATAAAATTGGAGCTATTAAATACGCCAATAATCCTATATTCCCAGAAAGTTTATGGAAAGACTTTGATGATGAGATAGGAAATATATTGTTGAACAACTCTAAAACAGGAGCTATTTTGTATGGTGAACCAGGTAATGGAAAAACTTCTTATGTAAAATACCTTGCGGTTAAACATAATTTGCCAATAACAATTATCACATTCGTTCCCGAATTTACGAATATAGACATCATGTTCATGTTTTCTCAGATATCATCAGGTACGATTGTTCTTTTGGAAGATTTTGATAATTACTTTGATGGCAGAAAGTGCATCATAGGAGAAGGCAATAACGGAAGTAACAATATGGGAATCAAGTTTACATTTGATGTAATACTTAATTGTTTAGATGGTGTTTATAACTCTTATGAAAAAGTTGTTTTTATATTGACTGCAAATAACATTGAAAAAATAGACGAGGCTTTAAGAAGTAGGCCTAGCAGATTTAAATATGTTAAATGTTTCTCAAACCCAGATTTGGAATTAAAAACTAAATTAATTGAAGACTGGGCTGAATCCGCTGGTAACTTAAATTTGGATCAAATTCTTAGATTGAAAGAATTCAAACAACTTGGATTTAGCTTAGAAGAATCTAAAAATAAAATGGATATTAACACATGATTTGAACCATATATAAGTCATGTGGCATTACATTTTTGCTGGTATTTTTTACACGCTGGTAATGTTTTTGACTTTTTTTGATTCAACCAGAAAAAGCCATTGGTTTTTCATTGTTTCAATTCTTTTAAACACTTGTGGAAGTGTAATTTGGTTTACGCTTGTTAAATCTTTAGATGATAAAGAAAAAATTCTCATTAATAGCATATATTGGGATTTTATGATTTTGGTAATTGGATATTGCATTCCCTTAATGATTTTTAAATTCTCATTCAACTATTTTCAAATGTTTGGATTGATTTTTATCATCTTGGGATTTATTCTGTTAAAAGGTTTTCACAGCCATTAAAAGAATAGTAGCCAACAAAATAAAAATATCTGAAATGCCAAAATACTAATTCCAATCGTAAATCCATATTTTTGATTGCTTATCAATATTTTTTTCCAAATCATTAAACTTAAACATGTTCCAAACATTTTTACCGCTGAAAATAAAGCAACCGACCCAGAATCTAGCCTTATTAGCCAAATGCCTACTATGTTCTTTTCTTCATGTATAAGCACATTTTGAAATCTTATTATAAGATACAGATCTAATGCACTTATTGATAATATCATTGTAAATAAAAACCAAAATGCAATGTTTTTTCTTTTTGTCATACTTATTAGTTATAAAAAAACATATATAAAGCATATGTTTTTTTGATGTAGATTAAGGAATAATATGATTGATTATAGGTTTTATAAGCTTTATAAAGAATATGTTTATTTGGAATCGTCTGGTTTGATGTACCATCCAGACCTAAAACAAGTGTCAGATGAAAATGAAGATGGTATTATTGATCAGAGCGATTTGGTATCAAGCGAAGATACCAAAAAAGAACTATCTGATTTAAGTCGCAAAGTACAGGATGCGGTAGATTCATTCGATGATATGAGTAGTTCATCCAATACAGATAAAAATAAATTTATGGACAAGTTGTATAAAATTGCAATGAATGTTTTTAAATTATTGAAGAAAAAAAGAAAAAACATGCAAGAAGAATTCATTTTTAAAGATTTATTCAATAAAATTTATGATATTTCACAAATTAATGTCGATAAAGAAGAAGATGTGGTCGAAGTCAGGAAAAAAATTACATTGTTGCTAAAAGATATTGACTACCATCTAAATAAATTCCATAGAAGCTTTTTTACTGGAACTTATTCTTACAACTAACTTTACTTTGCCTTTTTTTTAAGTATATTTCATTACCACGATTTTTAAAAATCGTGGTTTTTTGTTTTATTTTTGTTTTTTTGGATAATTTTGTGAAATATTAATATGGATGTGACGAAAGACATATAGGTTTACAATCATAATGTTTTTCGAAAGGGCAAAGAATGTCTAATAAGATTGATGGATTTAATTGGAAGTCTTTGAATCACTCTACAATCATCGAAAATAACGATGAATATGTCAAAGAAAGAAATTGGCAGGTAGATTGCCGAAAACAGCTTCAAAACGAACAATTGGCTGTTATAAATGCTCCCACTGGGTCTGGTAAGAGTATTGTCATCGCCAGCCTCGCTTGGAAAAAGGCTGCAAACAGTAACAAGAAAGTGATTATTTGTGTTCCAGAAACTCTTATCGCATCGAGCTTTGGCAAAAATATTAAAGTCCAATTGACTGATGGAACTAAAATAGATTGGAATCCAAAAACTAATCTATGTAACAAAAAAGGCATCAGAACTATTGGAGAGCTTCTGTCGTTTTTGAGTTCCAAAGAAATCAATGGCATTAACGAAAGAGTAATCATCTGTTGCCGTCAGACATTGGTTTTATGTTGGGAAAAATTCAGAAATGAAAAGATTTGGAATAATTTAGTTCTTGTGGTAGATGAAGCACACCATGTGCAGCATAGTTCGAATAGAATTGGAGAAGTTGTCGAAAAACTCAGTCATAAAAATGACATTGTTTTAGTTACCGCAACTTTTTTCCGTGGCGACAAGCAACAGATTATATCTGCTGAACTAGCATCTAAATTTTCAAAATATAGTCTCCCGCTCGATGTGTGGATAAATCAAATGAAACATTTTAAAAACTTTTCTTATGATTTTGTTTTTGGATCTAATACAGCCAAAACAACAAGCTATCTGTCTTCAGTAAGAAATTGCATTGACTCTCTTTTTTCTTCTGATCATAAAAAAATCATAATTTACATTCCCAACAGAATGAACAAAATGAAAACTGATTGCAAGAAAAACGAAGTACGAAGTATTGTGAAAATGCTTGCTAAGAAATTTGGTGCAAAAAAAATAAAAACTAATGATTATGGGATCATAGAATTGATAAATGAAAAAGGAGAAAAATACAAAATACTAGATCTTGTAAGCGAAGAAAATAGACACTTAAGAAAAGATTATTTTTCTGGTGTCATTGGTGGTGTTAATATAAACAACGATAAAAATGCTCTTGATTGCATCATTTCATTGAACATGTTCAAGGAAGGTTGTGATTGGGAATTTGCAAATGGCATGATAATAACAGGCATTAAAGAATCTGTTACTGATTTGATTCAAATGGTTGGTCGTGTAATCAGAGACAAGCAAGGCAAGCCGACTGCAAAGATTATGCACATCATGCCTCTTATGTTAGATGACGAAATGGAAAATAAACTTAATACTTATTTTAAGTTAATTGCAGTCAACATGTTAATGGAAAATGCGATGAATCCAGTTTCGGAAATTAAAGATTCACCATTAAGTGTTGATCGAAAAGAAAGAAATGACAAAGTTGAATCTGCCTTAAGCAAGTTAGATGAAAATAGAAAAATATCTCTTTTGAACAATGTTTTTAAATACATTTTTTCAAAATATGATGCTAAAGACGATTCTGTAAATGTCATTGGAAAAATTAAAAAGTGTGTTGTTGAATTTTTTGGTGCAAACAAAATTACAAAAGGTGAAATCGAAGAAATTTCGTGTGAGATATTTTCGATTCTCTCAAGGAGGTCGTTGAAGATGAAGAATGAAAATGTTTCAAATATTGATTGGGATATGATTGAAAAATGTAAAAACCCATCTGGTTTTGTACAGCACTACATTAGCTCTTTAGTGGACAAAGATTCTTTAAAATTGCTACGAGAAAGAATGAATAGCGGGGAGACAGAAGAAAATAAAATGGCCGAAGAAATTTGCGATTATTATAAAAAACATGGAATCATTCCATCTGTTGGTTCTAAAATTGGCAGGTGTATTTCATACATAAGAAAAAAAATTAGAGAAGGCGTATCACCATACGAATCTACAGTAAAAATGTTTAATAAAGCTGGAATTTGGAAAGAGGTCAGTTCTTTGAACATTCATGAAATTAGGGAGAATGAAATGGCTCAACAAGTTTGTTTATATTATAGAAAACATGGACACCTCCCATTATTTAAATTAAAATTGGGAAAATGGATCGGTGGATTAAGATTTAAAATAAAAAAAGGTGGATCACCATATGAATCCACAGTTGAAATTCTAAAGAATGATGGGATTTTGGAAGAAGTCACTTGCATTAATATGCATGAAATTAGGGAGAATGAAATGGCCGAAAAGATTTGTGCTTATCATAAAAAACATGGACACATCCCATTAACCAGTTCTAAGTTGGGAGGATGGATTAGTGGCTTAAGAAAAAAAATCAGAGATGGCAGGTCGCCATACGAATCCACAGTAAAAATTCTAAAGAAGGCTGGTATTTTGGAAGAGGTTATTTGTCTTAACATTCATGAAATTAAAGAGAATCAAATAGCTGAAGAGATTTGTGTTTATTATAAAAAACATGGACACATGCCATCAACTAAATTAAAATTGGGAAAATGGATCGGATCATTAAGATCTAAAATTAAAAAGGGTGGATCACCAGAAAAATCCACAGTTAAAATTCTAAAGAAAGCGGGGATATGGGAGGAAATAAGTTGTATCAACACTTACGAAATCAGAGAGAACAAAGCGGCTGAAAAAATTTGCGTGTATCATAAAAAACATGGACACATACCATCAACCAGTTCTCCATTGGGAGTGTGTGTTAGCGGACTAAGACACAAAATCAAAGAGGGTAGGTCGCCATACGAGTCCACAATAAAAATGTTTAAGAAAGCGGGGATTTGGAATTTGGTTATCAGAAAAGATTAAATCTGATATTGCATTTAATTTTGAAAAAGATTAAATGTAACATCATGAGAAAAATGATTGACAACTACTGTGAAGAAAATGGCATTGAAGGGGCTTTATTGCTCGATGGACACGACAATGCCATTATGGGTATCTCAACATGCTTTAACAGCATAAAGATCGTTTATAGCTATTCTAAAATAATAGCTAATTTGGAAAAAGATATGAACCATGAGGAAGCCGAAGAATTCTTCGAATTCAACATAAGGGGAGCATATCTTGGTGATGGTACTCCAATAATTATGCAAGATGATATAGATTGGAATGAATATGTTTGATAAAATTTTTGTTATGGCATGTACAATTCAAGCAAGAGTTTGTCTTACTTGCTTTTTAATCTCATTATTTTCCATTTCTTGCATTTTGACTCAAGAAAGAAAAATGTCAGACCTTAAATCTGAAATAGATTTCTTAAATCAAGAAAAGAAAATGCTTGAACAAGAAATCGATATCATCACACATGGAATTGATAAATAGAAGTAATACAACCGAAAGTAAACTATTAGAAGACAAATCATTGAATAATTTGAATTGCATATTTTATTAGTCAAAGTAGCTTAGATTAATAGTTGTCAATACCAATCTGATCAGTATTTAATGACGATTTAATTTTGTTTATTGCTTGCCCCATATTTGAAAGGGCTTCGATATTTGGAGTTCCACCAGCATTTTTAATGATTTTCATTGTTAATTCGGCAGCATTTCCTGTAGCACCATTGCCAGCCAAGCTTGTGATATGCATATCTAATTTACTGTCAAAAACTCTTTTTCCAATAGGATCTAATAGTGGGAAAAATTTATTATGTGCATCTTTAATTGCTTTTTGTAAAGTTTCATAATCTGTAATATTTCCATCTCTAATGCTTTGAACGATATCTGCTTTGGCTTGTGCGACTGCATTGCCATAACTAATTTTTGCACCAATAGCATTACTGAAATCTCCACCTTTACCAGAATATCCAGTATCTTTATGAATATCATTTATGTCAGTATCAGAAACACCAGAGTCTTTAGCGGCTTTTGTAATTTCTCCTATTTGGTCAGATGAAGGCTTATGAATGAAATTATTGATTGCTTGTGTTCCATAATGACCAATCATACTTCCAGCAGCAATAGCCAATACCAATTTAGATGTTTTAACTGGATTGTTGGCCATAAACTTACCAACATTTGCAATACTCTTTTTAAGTACGCTCCAAATGTTTACAAAAGTTCCAGCACCTTTTCCCAAAACTCTTCCAGCCCTTTCTCCAGTTGCAGTTCCAAATCCTCTTTCTCCGACATCTTTTGCATAATCCTTTGCTCCTTGTGCAACATTACCAGCAAATTCACCAGCTTTCTTTGCACCTTTACCAACAAGTTGTTTTAACCAACTTGTTAATTCCATGTACATTTCTGGATCTCTAGACATGATGTATTGTTCAAATGTAAGATTTCCAGAATTTTGAAAATGATCTTTAATTGATGCGGAATTTGCTGAGGGGTTCATTACATTAAATGTTCCAGCAGGATCTGCCATCTTTGGAGAAGAAGCAGGGCTTGCCATCTTTGGAGCAGAGGCAGAGCTTCCTTGCCATGCAGCATCAGCTTGATCTACAGTCGTACCAGTTAATTTTTCCCAAACTTTCTCAAATCCTTTATCGGCTAACCATGATCCACTTCTTCTTAATCCTATTGCTATTGCCATCATTGGAATTGCACCAAGACCACCAGTAGCACCAGCAGAAATAAGAACCGCTGCTGTTACTGGATCGACTTTATATTTTTGTGAAAAAGATTTTGCTAATTCTGATACTTCTTTTGCAATACTTTCTATTTTCTTTATTCCAGCTTCGCCTTCTGTGGCTTTATAACCTTGTTTGTATCCAGTAACCACACCTTTTGCCAAATTCCCAGTTCCTGTGGCAATATCCTGTAAACTCATATCTTTATTATTGGCCCAATTCCATGCCTTTCCAGCATATTCCTTGGCTTTATTCCACCAATCGCCCCATGCTTCTAATATGATTGGATCATTTCCAAATTTACAAATCATGTTATAGAAAAGTTCTTTGGAATCTTCAAATTGTTGATGATTACTTTCTAGAAAAAATGTCACATCATTTTTTTGTTGTGCTATAAAAAATTCAGAAAATGTATTCATTTTTAGTCCAATATATAAAAGTTACTAAATATATATATTATTGAATTACAATATTGAAAGATAAAAATGAGATTTAAAAATTGGATAATTATAAATGAATTAGAAGACCCATTTAAAGCTGATACATCTTCCGTTAAATTTGATACTTATATGTCTAGAAGTGGAGAAAGTGGCTATAAATCAGATTTTGTTTCTGATGATGGCAAACATACTATCTTTTTTACTGAAAAGAGTAGAACTGGCTTTCCAAATATGAAGTGTTATGATGTCAATCTTACAGATCCTTATGGCGGTTATAATCTTACTAATAAAAGTAGAAACCCATCTGCCGTTTATTCAAGCTTGGTTAAGATAGTATTGGCTTTTGTAAATCAATTTAAACCAGAACTTATTTCTTTCTTGTCTTCTGATCCAAATATGGAAGTTATGTATAAAAGATTTTACGATAGATATATGAAAGACATGTATCCGATAGTTCAATATGGCTTATTTCTTAGAAAAGATCTTTTTGACAGAATGAAAAATAAAGAAAAATCAGAAAAAGCTTTAAAAGATTGGGATACAATAGCTGGAGAAGCAAAGGAAACCAAAAGGGTTATTCAAAGATTTTTGAAAAGTCTACCTTTGTTACAAAACAATTTTGTAAAAAAATACATAACTTTAGATCCATCTAAAATTGCACATACTGGAATGATAGACAAAGATTTTCCCAAAAAACCATTTGTTATAGTTCCAACTGGTGTAAAAATGGAAGATGAATTTGTGGTCGTCAAGTTTTATTTCATCTCAAAAAATAAAAGATTAGATTTTGCAAAGGCTTATTTTGTTGTGCCTAATTTCTTTTCTGCATTTAAGAATACTATAGAAAAAAGGAAGTCTTCATTTTTAAAATTGTCACTGTTGGACAAACATAGGATTTCATCAACAGTAACAACACCAGATCAAATACCTTTGGCCGATTTTACAAATGTAATAAAAGAATTGTCTTAAATGTAAATTAATTTTTTATTTTAACAACATGAATAAATTGTTTGTTAAATCTAAATAAGTTATGCAATTTAAAAATTGGTTACTTCAAGAAGAAATTAGTATTAGAATTAAAAAACAATCACATGATCATGATTGCGGTCCTGCTGCTCTTTTTTCTATTTTATCTTATTTTAATATTAAAAAAATCGAATATAAAAAGTTAGTTTCATTGTGCAAAACAAATAAAAACAAAGGAACTAGCCCTGATAATATTATAGCAGTAGCTAAAAATTTCGGCCTAAAGGTAAATAAATATAATAAGATGAGTTTGAATAAGTTGCAAGATTTTACAAATCAAAAAAAGCCAGTATTAGTACCAATTCAATCTTGGGGCAATGATAAAAATAAAAAATTATTTAATAGTGGCCATTATGTTATTGTTACCAAAGTAGATGAAAAATTTGTTTATTTTAAAGATCCTTATTATAAAAGCAAAGACAATAGAAAGATGCAAAAAAGTGAATTTTTTAGTATTTGGGTAGATAAATTGAATGATAAAAAAATACACCAATTTGGAATAGTTTTTGAACATTGATTAACAGCGAAAAAAGTTTGTGTTGATAACAATGAAATTTTTTTGTAAAAAGGTATAAATTAGCTTTTTTTTAAAACTAAAAAATACACCTAAATCTCACAAGTAGATTTAGGTGTATTTTTGTGAACGGTTTTTAAATTCTTTACCAATATTACCTTGCAACTCTACCTTGTTGTGGCATTTGTTCTGCTCCTGTTGACACTCCTCTAGAGAATGAAATGTTGGATGGAGCAGGTGCAGAGGCACGAGCAGCAGGTGGTCTTCCTTTTGCTGCATTGGTGAAGTAATCATCTGCACTCTTTTGAATCGCTTTATTTTGTCCAGGCTTACTTGCACCAGCAGACTTAGCTTGTGCAGTCTGTTGTTGTTTGTCTAAATGATCTTTAGCTGCCTTATAATGCTTATCGTAATTTTTAACAATTGAACCCATAAACAACTTGAATGCTGGGTCTGTAGATTTATTGATGATATCATTTACTCTGTTTAGATCAATTTTGCTATAAGCATCTGCTGTACCTTTAGCAAAGTCTTTAGCACCTTGAATGACAGTTTGTCCAGTTGCAGAAATGGCCTTATCACCAAGATTTAGTGCTGCTCTTCCTACATCCCCAGCACCTTTTAGTGCTGCTTTTCCAGCACCCAAAAGACCAGAGCCTAATCCTTGGGCAGCAGCACCAGCAGCACCAACAAGGCCACCAAACATACTTTCATCTACATTATAATCATCACGCATTTCGACATATTCATGGAAAGACTTCATTCTCATTTTATACCTCAAATTTCACTTATGTTAATTTAAATTTACAATAAATAAAGGAGACTAATATTTCTCCTGTATTAAAAATACCTAATAGTAGTTATTACACTTTATGTCTTTTTTAACAAAAATTAAAAATATTTGATACTACTTTAAATTATCTTATTTTTTCAATAAAAAAGGTGATTATTATGATTTCAACAGTAAAAAACTTTTTTCAAAGTAAAATCAACAAATCTAATTCTTTAAAAAATGAAAACGAACAGTTGAAAAGTGATAGTTTGTCTTTACACGATGAAATCGAAAGATTGAATCTTCAAATAAATGATTTATATGAAAAAATAGAAATTCTTAAAAAAGATAAATTAAATTTACAAGTTGAAATTGAAAATCAATCTATGGATTTGAAATCCGAAAATATAGATCTTATTTCCGAAGTTGAATCTTTAAGGTCTAAAATTAGTGAAATAAATAGAATCATTATTACGAAATAATTTTAAATTGTAACCATATCGACAGTGTATTTGTTTTCTTTCATAAAGAATACAAATTCATCTCTTGTTTTTCCTTTTGGTATATCAAAAATAGTTAACTCTTTTTCACGATTTTTCCAAGAATTTATTTTATTGTTTTTTATTATTTTTGCATTAGATCTAAGGAAGTTAGCAAGTGAATCATATGGATAATCTTCAATTCTTATTTTTATTTTTTCAATTTTACTTTTTTCGATCATCCTGTTCCAATCTATGATATACCTACAAGTTTTTTCAATTATGGTTTTTTCCATTTCAATATGTGGCATATGCCTGTAAACGAAAGAATTCCAAGGCTTCTGACCTTCAGATTTAGGATCAAAAAATTTAGCATCTAGAAAAAAAGAACTTAAAACTTTTAAAGGATTGCGAACAACATGAATTAATCTAGCATCAGAAAAACATGAATGATTCAGAAAAGGAGCAGCCAAGTAACTTGATTCCGCCATTATGTTATTTGCAGAAAACCAATTTTCTATGGGCTTAGATCTCAGTAGGTCAAATCTAGAACAATGACTCGTCTCAATTGAAGCATTACCATTAATTCTTTTAAGTGCTATGTCTAGGCCATGGTTATCAAAAATGGCTTCATGACCGCAATTAATCCCAATTTCTGTGAAAAATCTAGCCATATAAACTGTTCCACAACGACCAGTTCCACTTATGATGTATTTTAAATTTATTTTCATGATATTATTATATCAATTTTCATCGATTTGTTAAATCAATTTTATATTTTTATTGGTAAGAACGCATTGATATTGAGATTGTTTAAATGAAAAATTTTTGTTCTTTAGAAAAAATTCATAAATTGCTTTTTCAATGCCTTTAAAATGATAATCATCAAATAAAATTATACCATTATGAACAATGATTTTAGAAAAGCAATCTAATGTTGCTTTTGCCCCAGCATAAGTATCAGTATCACTGTGGACAAAAATAAATTTTTCTTTTTCTTCTTTGAAAGTAAAAGGGAAAATTCCTTTTTTATATATGACATTATCGGTTCCGAGGAAATCTTTCGTTTTTTCTATCGAACAATTAAAATCTCCATTTTTATGAAAATCTATATTAGAGTCTGAAAGAGCTACACCTTCAAAGGTATCGTAACAATAATGATTTTTATCTTCATGGAATAAATGTATTAATTTTGAAGTTTTTCCCTTGTATACTCCTACTTCTGCTGTGTTTCCATTTAAATTTTTAGTAGTTTTCAATTCATCGTAAAGATTTTTACTTTTCTCATAGCCCATCAAATTGTCTTCTTTAATGTAATCCCATAATTCTTCAAAATTTTTCATTTGTCCGCCAAAGAAATAAACTCCTCATGTTTATAGTTTGGAAAAGAATAAACATATTTAATAGTTATATTTATTGGCGATTGTAACCATTCTAAAATTAAATCCTTTAATTCTTTTTCTTTTTCTTCAAGTGGCTCACATATGATTTGCAATTCCAATTGATCAATCGATGTTTGAATTGCTTTGTATTTTTTTATACCAAATCTACTATGGTAGTCTCTACTTCCAATTAATGGCCATTTTTTATCTCCATTTGGAAGCACAAACATATTTCTTACCCTTCCATTTATTTTTGTAATGGTTTGTAATGTTCTTCCACAAGTGCATTCTCCAAGCTCTATATGATCGCCATTTTTATATCTTCTAATGTAAGGGTTTGTCATGGTACTTATAATCATGCTACCATCAGTATCGACTTCAACCATTTGATTTTCCATGACATGATAATTGTTTTTGTTATCAGGACATTGTATCGCTATAGTTCCACACTCTTCGGATGAAAACATAGTTCCGCCTAATTCTCCTGTGCCTTTTACATCAATTAGATTTGTTACTTTTGATAAATCGATTTGTTTTAAAATAGATGGATAACAGTGAATGTAATGTGGATTTTTTTCTTCCAACCAAGATTGAATTACACTTATAGGTGCGAAATTCATTTTGTATGTCATGCCTTGTATCGGTGCTATGAATTTTGGTAATCCCCAAGTTTCTAAATCTTCCACTTTATTGTCGCCTCTAATTATTGCGACATTTTTTGTGAAATCCCACTTACGCCAAAGAAATTCTCTTACTGTAGTTGCCATATACCAGATGTAATCTTCATATGTTTTTTCTACCGATACTGGTTCTCCTGTAGATCCAGATGTGCTGCATGTAAATAGATGTTTTTTCATTTCTACTTTTCGAAGACATTCTTTACTCATGATTGGAAATTTAGAAATGATGTTGAAGTTTGGCTTATATGACCATTGACCTATTTCGAATTTTTCTAAGGTTACTTTAAGATCAGATTCTTCCATTTGATTCATTTTTAAAATTCCATATAAAAAAGTTGTAATCTTGATGTTTTAAGATTTTACTTGGTTTCAATGCGAAGTCGTTTTCTGTTGGGAAATAATTTGCGATTTTCATATTTGGCAATTTCTTATTGAAAGATCTAACAATTAAAGCCTCAGTATATCTTTGAGACATTTTAATGATTTTTTCTGTCAAATCTTTAGTAAAGTTCAAAACTCCATCGCCAATCATATTGTTGTAGAAATTATCATTATCGACCCAATCTTTGACAATTACAGTAGGTGCTTCATACCAAGGATCTATGTCCATCTGAAAGTCGCTCAATGGTAACAATTTATGAGTGCATCCAAGTAAAAGTGTAGTTCCTTTTTTTCTATTGTCTTTATATGTATTTACATCCTCGTAAGATGGCGAGTATGGATGCAACAATTCAATTGACCAATAATTTTTATTCATATTCAATAATTTAGCGTCAAACGATTTAAATCTTTTGTTAAAAATATTATATATATTTAAACGAGGATAACATAATGAAAACTTTTTATCAGTATCTTGAAGGATTGTTTGACTTTGCACCACATGTGAACCCAATTAGGGCTATGGATGATGAATTTATCAACAAAACTATAGCACAATTTAAAAATGTGCCAGTAACTATTTTGCAGGATTATGTCCAAGCTAAATTGAAAAACGATAAAGTCAAAATAGAAAAATTAACAATTCCATTAATGCTTGCTTGCAAATCTTTGCCTTTATATCGACAAATAAATAGTTATATTGATATTGAATTGAAAAAAAGAAGAGAAGAAAGTCATGCTGCTTGGAATAGCAAATAATTAACATTGACATAATGTTACAATAAAATTACAATTATTTTTTGAAAATCAATCAATTTATGAAAAGCATAAGGTTTCATGAGTAACAAGAAAAGTGTATATGTGTTGGCCATCCAAAAGAATAACGAAGTATCTGTTCTTGGTTGTTTTTATTCCTTGGAAGTTTTAGTAACTCATTTCATAAAATTTTGCAAAAGTAAATTTAACAGGATTCCAGATGCTGCTATGTGCAAAAAAGTTGTTCAAATGCAAGCTTCTGAAGAGTGGCATCCTCTTGGTCATGGATATGAAGAAAAAATGAAAATTTTCTATTCTGTTCTTTATATTTCCGAATGAATGTTCAACGCAAAAAAATCTTATCTGTAATTATTTTTTTTTAAGATTACACAATCTTTTCCAACAATACATTCCTTTTCACAATATTGCAATAAATAATTTAAACCTTTTTCTGTTGATATATTTTTTCCGTTTTCACTCCAAGATGTATCATCAAAGAATATGTATCCACCTTTTTTAACCTTTGGAAAATAACTTACAGAGTCTTGATAGGCAAGTTTTTCGCAGTGATTTCCATCAATGTGTAAAATATCAATAGATTCATCTTTAAATTCATTTATTACATTTTCTGATTTATCTCTATAGATTTTACAAAATGAATCCACTTTATAAAATTTTAATTGGCTAGTAAAATTTTTATAAATTTCATCTAGATTTATTTTTGACCACCATTCTTTATTCTCATCTTTTTCCATGTCTTCTAATGCAGCATCATGTGTCCAAGGATCGATACCAACTACGATTCCATCATTATTATCTTTCATCGCAAGAGCTTGTGGAATTAAAGACGAACCTCCAAAAACTCCAATTTCTACACATAATTTTGCCTTAGATTCTGTAATGATATCGTAAAATTTTTGTGCCTTATCTTCATCGCACCAACCAAGAATTTTTTTGTGTTCATTTTTAATAAATTCAGAAAATGTCATTGTTGCTTGATTTACCAAATTTTTATAAATTTGGAAGGACATCCTTTATTGCCCAATTAAGAATTAGTTATCATTATTGTATCATATTTTTTTGTTTTTTAAAAATTATATTTTTTTGATTAGCCTACATAAATAAGTTATTATGACAAATCTTACAGTAGGAATGACACCATCTTTCTTCTTTGAAGGAGATTATCTTTTTAAAGCACAATTGAAATGCTTGTCTGAACAAAATTATAAAGATTTTGATGTTTATGCTATAGACCCTCACTACTCTAAAAGAAAAGATCTTATTCCGCAATATGCAAATCATTATAAATTAAACATCATTCATGTTCCTTACAAACCTAATTTGAATATAGCTAAAAGATTAGACTGTGCAATATTTAATGCTCCATATGTGTATTCGGAATCAAATAGAATAGTAAGATTGTCTTGCTGGAGATTTGTAACACCAGACTTCACAAAAATTTGTGCCGAATCAACCACTAATTGCGATTTTTATTTTCACAATTGCGAACCTAAGAGCGTATTGGATGCTCACCCACAAACGGGTCATTCTATTTCCATTTGGGATATGAATAGCGATAATGTTAATTGGAATTCTATTCCAAAGATAAATGAATCTGGATGCTCTTGGACAGAACATAGCGAAATTAATGAATCAGCGAAATTAATGCCACTTAATTGTTATGGCAATTATATGATTTTTAGAAATGAATGGTTGGAAATTAATGGTTGTGATGAAGTATTTACAAATAATGAGCATTGGGAAGATCAGGATTTTTGCTTAAGGGCAAGAAAATTTGGGTCTACTTGTGCAAGATTTTCTAAAAAAATGTTTAGATTGCATCATTATTACGGATCACATTCTGGTAGATCTAATATTGTTCCTGATCATGTATTTAAAAAGCCATGTGAGGCTTGCGATAAAGCACAATATACTTATGAGCCAAATAGATTTGATATAAAAAATAGAATAGAAAAAGGAGAAATAGAAATTTTTGAGGAAGATCAAATCTGGATCTGCAAAAAATGTCATTTGTCTTCTTTCATTTGGCACAATGATTTTTCTGAATCATATGATTTTATTCGAAATAAAAGTTCTTATAAATCAACTATTATACCTAAATATAAAATAGGCAGGAATTTACAAATATTAGCAGAAGATATGAAAGGCAAAACAATTCAAGAAAAAGTAGATATTTATAACGATTCTTGGACAAACGGGAGATATTATGTTAAGTGAAAATTTTAAAAATAGAGTAGAACTACTTGAGTATATCGATAAAAAATTTCCAAATGGGATTGGAGTAGAAATTGGCGTTGCAGCAGGTCACTTTACAAAGCAAATTGTTGATTCTTGGAAAACATGTCAAAAGTTATTTGCAATTGATTTTTGGGAAAATCAAAGTGAAGGATACAATGACCCATGTAATTTATCGAACGAAGTTCAAATTACAAGATATCACCAAGTTTTAAAAGATTTTAAGAATCACAAACATGTTTCATTTTTAAAAATGTGGTCAAATGTTGCTGTAAATCAGTTTTATGACAACCATATTGATTTTATTTATTTAGATGCAAATCACAGTTATCAAGGTTGTCTCAACGATTTAAACATTTGGTATCCTAAGATTAAGAAGGGTGGAATTTTTGCTGGTCATGACTATGCCTCTGGACCTGATGAAAGCTATAATGTAAAAAGATCCGTAGATGAATTTACTGCATCAAAGGGAATAAAATTATTTCATACTTCGGATGATAACTCACCAAAAAGAGCCGTTTATGGTTCTGGATGGGAAGGTTATAGCTTTTACTTTGAAAAACCAGACTAAAAATTTTTGATTTATTTGTCGTTTACCTTAACCATCATGCTCATGACATCATCTAAGGATGATTCAAGTATTTTTACACAAGAATCATTGTCGCCATAACTTATAATGACTTTGTTATCTTTAAGGATCATTCCAATTGGAAATGTACACAGTATAAGACCAGATTTTCTATAATGAGGTTCTGTAGCATCTTCTGCTTTTAAATATGTTTTTTCAGACATATGCGTCACTACAAATGGTGGCTTGCCTTCAAAAATATAAAAACCATTATCATAATAATGTAAATTTTTGTTTCTTGCAACTGTGTGAAATGTTGTCAAATAATTGCCATCTGGCAAGATAACTGCATTTGTATTACCTCTCAATTCAGTCTGCATAAACCATTTATTTTTAAATGATGTTACATATTTTTTTTCTGATTTTATGATGCTTCCTGTGTGGACTTCATAAATCTCATGTGGATGTATGTTTGCAATAAAGTATAATTTTTTTTCATGAACAAAAGGCATCCAATTTTTTTGCCTTCTTACAATTTCTTTTGGGCTTATCCTAATTGTTTCAGCTTCAAAAATTTCAGTATCTGATTTACTTAGATCCATTATAATTGTTCCTGCAATACTTTCAGCATTACAATTGTCAAATTTCATTGAATAAGACATTAGAACTTTATTATCAGGAGTTCTAATTATTCTTGGATCGGTAACACCATACATTTTAAATTTATAATAAAAATTGTTTATAACTTTATATTCATAATTTAAAAAACAAGCTACGAATTCATATTCATTTGATCTATAAACGCATAATATTTTATTGCCTAAATCTAATATTCCCGCATTAAAGCTACCAGCTTCTGGCAAATCAAGCCTTACCATTTTAGATGGTATGGTTGTTAAGAATTGAATTTCTTTTTCTCTTTTGAAATTCTGATTTTGTGATTCTAAATTTGTAAAAATAGATTTTTTATTTCTTACATTATTATGAATTTCTATTTTTTTATTTTTCTGAAATATCTTTGCATTTTCTGGGATTATACGAAGATATGGATTATTAGCTTTTTTCGCTAATGCCTCTTGTATTTTTACTTGATTTTTTAAATTTTTATGACGCATTTAGTTCACTGATTTTAATATTGTTTTTTTTGCAAGGATTGATTAATTTTTTGATTTTCTTTTACCCTTTTTAAATGATTTTCACAATCTTCTATTACAAAAGGGTTATAAAGTGACCAGTTGTGCGAATGGCCAAAAACAAAATGACATGTTGCACACAAAGTACATAGATTATCTTCAATAAGCTCTTTACTTTCATCAATATGAACCGGAATCTTATGGTGTACATGAAGTGAACTTTTTTTTCCACAAGCTATACAACTATCATTTTCTGTCAGCCATTTTTTTCTACGACCATTCCACCTACCGGATCTAAGATCGAATAGATTTCTGATACTAGACCTAAGTCCGAATAGATTTTTGATAAATGATATCATCGTTGAGGTTATTGTCCTTTAAATTCTTGACCTTCTTCTGCTGATTCTTCTTCTGGAACTTCTTGAAAAGCTGCTTTAATTTCTTTCATAAGCATAGTTCTTGCACTTGAATCTTGAATTCCTTCATCATCTACCATTGCTTTGTGTAATGAGTTTATCAAGGTTTTTGCCAAGTTTTTTAAATTTGCTCTAGTTAAATCAGTTTTATCTAATCCATCTAAAAATATTTTTAACTTTCTGTCTAAACCATGACCTATTTTCATTTCATCTTCTGGTGATTGTGATGGTGATGGTGCTGGTGCGTCCATATCTTCGTACAAATTAGGATTTTTGCTTACATTTCCAAGTTGATCCATCACACTTGCCCACCATGTCGCTTCACTGATAGGTTTTTGATTAAAATATTGACTCATGACTTTTCCTTTTTATAGAATGTTTTGTGATAATATATATTCTTTTAAAATCTTAATTTTTTCCAATACTTTTGCAATATCGAATTTTTCTCCATACTTTTCTCCAGCTTTGATTGATTGCAAATGGGCCAAACTAATTCCAGAACCTGTACCTTCTGGATCTACTTTTTGCAAAAATCCCTTTTCTTTGTCAATCATGTCTCTTGTATTGCTTTTTACTTTGTATGGGTTTATTTTAAATTCTTGATCATTAACATTTAATTTTATTTTATTTGAATCGCCAATGTCATTAGATTTTATAATTTTGTCATTTACTATTTTGCACCAATCATCCCACATGATTTTAGAAATGCTATCGCCATATAAGTCTTGCAAGGCATCAAGAAAACTAACATATCCTTTCAAACCAATACCACTTGTTTTTACATTTGTATCAGTGACGGTATTACCTTTTTTGTCGGTTATATTTACAAAATTACCAAGAGCGTCTTTTTTGGTCTTACTTTTTTTAGTGGTTAAACTAAAGCCAGATTTTTTTGGGTCTTTTTCTATATCGGCACGAATCATTTTGTCATACGCTCTCATATTAACAGAATCTACACATCCATATTTTCCTATGATTAATTGAGTTGCAAAAGCAGCTTTTACAGCAGCAAGTCCTTTTATGTTGTCTACAATATACTCGAAAATTTTAAAATCAGAAGAATCTGATAAGGAAGTAGATTCACCTTTATTCATGAGCGATGTTATACCATTATAAATAGTATCTTTTTTTTCCCATAATTCTTCGAGATATCTCGCCTTACTTTCTCCTTTTTTGGAACCAAGTAGATTTGCCTGTTTTGCAAACGATTGGCCAGCATAATCCCAAGCATTTATCTTATTTTTTTTTGTTTTATGTATCGCATCTTCAAAAACCCATTTTAAAAAATCTGGAAATGTTTGATGAACTATCTGCCACTCTTTTTGAATTGTGTAAAAAACAAATGCAAAAACTATAAACATATTTGTTGAATTTTTTTGAGCAAATGCATTTATTTCTGGATTGTGTAGACAAAAACCACTTACTTTACTGCTTTTTGGCTGACCCAATTTTATTTCATCGGAAGACCCATAAGGATAAATTTTCTCTTTATCTAATGTGGCTATCTCCATTTCGTTAAAAAACCATTGTTTAAAATTCATAATTTTTCCCTTCTTAATATTTGATTTTATATATGATCAAAACAATATATAAAATTATGAAAAGCTTTAAAAATTGGTTTAATGAAAATTTCGATAATGTCTTTATGCATCCTAATCGTAAAAGGGCTGTAAGTGTATTGGATAGCTCTAATGGATTAGTTTACAAGACTAAAAATCCACCAATAGAATCATTACCAGAAGGTGCAACAGAAATAAGCAACCCTCACATAACATTAATAGATCCTAGCGAAATGCAAGAATTTAAAAAGAAAATTAAAGAACTATTAGAAAAAGATTATCCAGAATTGCAAGACTTGCCAAAGCCAGTCTTTGGAAGACAAGTTGTAATTACTCGCCATAATGGAAATCAATTTGTTATTGCAGATATATCTAATCAAGAAGATTTTCACAATTATGTTTCAAAGATATGGAGAAAGTTAGAAGTTCCTAACAAAGAAAGAAAATATTTTTACATGACACTTGCTAATAATAGTAATGGAGATCCATTGGTTCTTACAGGAGACATTACTAAAAGAAACTTTGAGGAAAAATCATGAATTTTAAAAATTGGATTGAAAGCGAACAACCTTTAAAATCTATAAAAGAAATAGAATCTTTAAAGCCAATGATAATATCAAAAGCTCAACATATTTATGATAATTGGAAACAAGATGATCAAGGACATGATGAAGAATATGGTGGTGGTGGCATTTGTCATAATATCGCAGATGAAATCGCAAGTGTTTTAAATGATAATGGAATTGATGCAGCTACAGTTTCTGCTACAGTTGGAACACAACATGTTTACACAATTGGAAAATTTCAAGAGGGTGTTTATGAAATTGATATTTATCCAAGCACATATGAGACTGGTGCAGCTTATACTTGGAAAAAAATACCTAATGTTAAATTCGACAATGATGACATTGTTGTTAGCAGAATAGATAGTGATCCAGAATCATTTGATACTTACATGGAAGATTTTTAAATATTTTATAAACCATTTCCACCATTGTTGGCTAGATAACATATCTAAAAAATAATTGATGAGGCAATATGATTAATATGAAAAGTTTTAATTTGTACTTGGTTGAGAAACAATTCGTTAAATTAAACTCTTTAAAAATGAAAGATATCTATTGTTTGAATGAATCAGATCAAGTAAATGAAATTCTATCGTTAGCTGCAATTGGTGCGTACAAAACGGCAAAGGCTGGTTTGTCAGCAGCATATAATGTAACGAAATTCGGAATGTCAGTTTTAAAAAAAATAATTGGAATAAAACCCCAAAAAATAGAAGAAGAAATTAAAGACAAAGATAAAAAAATTGTTATCAAAGAATTTTTGAAAAGTGCAGTAAAAAAATTAGGTATAGTTGTAGTTGTTGGAGCATTGTTATATCTTGGATTGCAACATGGAGTTATCACAGATTTACTCAGTTGGACGGGGCAAATGGCTTACAAAGCATTGATGTATATTTTGGGTCTTGGAGGAAACACCATTTGGAAAATATTAATGGAAGCTTGGAATGCAATAAAAGATTTTGCTGGTGCTATTGGTGATTATATTGGTGCTATTGTTTCAAAAACTGGAGAGCTTGCGGAAGATCAAATGGAAAAAGTAGGTCAATATATGAAGGATTTATTTAAGAAAACTGGTGGAACATTTGGGAATCCCGATGGTGGTAATCCTTGGGAAAACCCACAAGAAAAAGATTGGCAAGGCAATCAGCGTACTGTTTTAACACCAAAAGAAAGCCCAAAACCAATAGACTGGGATGGATTAAAAGATACTTTTGGCTCAGACAAAAAAAAATTAGATCCAAATATTTTAAATTTTAAAAGTAATTAATGAGGCGATATGATTACATTTCAGTCTTTTTTAAAAAAACAAATTTTAATAGAAAAGATAAATATTGATGCCTTTCAATTTCCGCCATTAGCATATGGAAGTTTTGGCAAATACTTTATAGCAGGTGATGGAGAAATACATTATCAAGTTGCAGGAGAAGGCGGAAATCAAAATGGAATCGCTCATGTAAATAACTTCTTGCCAATATATCAAAAATTCTTTTCTCAACATATAACACCAGAAATGGCAAAACAATTTAAAGAAAAATATACAAAAAACATGGCAGATGAAAAAGATGAGATATCAAAAAACAATTTGCCATTCCCAGAAATTTTTAATTCGCCATTTGCGAAGTGGATTGTAGATAATGATGAAGTAATTTATAAAATAAAAACAGCACAGGGAGAACAACAAGGGATTTCTTCAATCAAGGAATTTGATGCTTACTATAAACAAAATATTGCTAACTTCGGAAACAATCAATTGGCAAATATAAATCCAGAAGAAAAAGAATCTATCAAACAAAAGTTGAATAAAGAAATCGAAAAATAATTATAAACCATTTCCACCATTGTTGAAACCACCACCAAATTGACCAAATCCATTACCGCCCATATTTCCACCGCCAAATTGACCAAATCCACCACCCATATTCCCACCACCAAATTGACCTTGCATATTTTGTCCGCCCATATTCCCACCGCTACCACTCTGAAATGCTAAACCACCTACACCAGACATAATACCCTGCATTGCCATTTGATAAAAAGGATTGTTCATACCTACAGCTTGGCCGCCAGTGCCTCCAAATTGACCGAATCCACCACCTTGACCGAATCCACCACCCATAGTTGTATTGACACCACCACCGCCAAATTGACCACCGCCAAATTGACCACCGCCAAATTGACCACCGCCAAATTGACCACCGCCAAATTGACCACCGCCAAATTGACCACCGCCAAATTGACCACCGCCAAATTGACCACCACCAAATTGACCACCACCAAATTGACCACCACCAAATTGACCACCACCAAATTGACCACCACCAAATTGACCAAAACCGCCACCCATGTTACTACCACCTGTAGAAAGTGGAATTTGATAAAGTTGCGAGATTTGCATGCCTAGGGTATTATTTTGTGTGTATTGGGCAGTGCCTTGAATCCCACCTGTATTTTGTTGAAAGCCACCACCTCCAAAACCGCCACCAAATCCACTACTACTTCCAGTATTGAAATTAATGTTTTGATTAGAAATCTGTGCTTTAACTGTATTGTTTAATGCTGGTGGTGCTGGCGGAGCAGGAGGTAATATAAATCTATATCTTGGTTCTTGAGATATAGCAAAATTTGAAACAAAAGTTAAAAAGCCAATTGTCAATAATTTGTTCATGTTTATTTCCTTTTATTTTATATATAAATTTATGAAAGAATATACATTTAAAAAGTTCTTAGAACAAAGAGATCCTAAGTTTTATGACGAATCACTTATGGATATAGCAACTGCTGGAATAGAATCTGGAATTTCTGGTGTCGGTTCTGGACTTTGGGATTTCGTTAAAAAACTTTCAACCAATTCTTTGAAAGCTGCTGATTATGCTTTTGGTTATGAATTCGAAAGAAATTATAATCGTGAAATACCTACAGACACAAGCTTCGACAGAACCATGAATGTTTTGAAAAAAATAGTAGAACCATTTTATTCTGGTTTGAAAACTGGTATTGGAAAAACTATGTCTAAGTTTGATGAAATAAGAATCAAACAATTAGAAGAAATATCAAAAGATCCAAAGGCCAAGAACATGTTAAATCAATTTGTTCAAAAAAACCCAGAAACAAAAAAAGAATTAGATAAATTTGTATATAAATTAGCCAATTAATTTTTAGGATAAATATGAAAACATTTTCACAATATATTGAACATCGTAATGTTAACGAAGCTTTTTTTGATAAAATGAAACAAGGATTTCAAGCATCTTATCAAAGTGCAAAAGGTGATGAAAAAGAAAACGCAAGCCAAACAGATGAGCAATATAAAAAAGCAAAAGAAATTGCACATAAAGCAATAAATGTTGGAAAGTCAATGTCCGATAAATTAAATAAGCTTGGTTTGTCTTTGCCTTTTGCTGCCACTTTAATAGCTGCTGGTATGACTGGTGGTGCTGCTGCAATTCCAATTGCTTTATTATCAAAAGTTGTAAGTGATGAAATAATTCATTACGCTGCAAAAGGATTCGATAAAGTTACTGATATGACAGTTGGAAAAGTTCCAGCAATGGCAGAATCATCTTTTATTGATAGAACTGGAAAAATGATTTCTGGTGCTATGGATAAAGCTGGCGAAACAATTGGTGGCGGTGCTGGATTCATTGCTGGAAAAACAAGTAAATACTATTCAAAATTAAGAACAATGGCAGAAAAATCTATTGGTGATATTATGTTGTTTTTAGGAAATAACAAAAGATATTTGGCAAAAGCATTATTTTTGTTTGCTGTTGGACATGTGATTGGATCGGGTATTGGAAATGCAACTAATTTTTATGCCAAAGATAGTTTAGATTCTGTCGCATCTTCTCTTGCTGGTGTTGGAGGTGTTGATCAAAGTGAATTACTTTCAATCATGAAAAATGTTGGTAACGAGGTTTCTAAAGGAGTCGATATTGGTTTGCATGCTGCTCCTCATTTGCCTAGCAAGTTACCAAATTTGTCAGCACTTAAAAATGTGAGTCAAGAAATTTAACATGAAATTTAAACAATGGTTATTTTCTGAAGAATTAGAAACTATAGACACTCAAATGTCGATCCCAGAGGAATTAGAAGAAATAGCACACATCATGAATGCACATGGCAAAACATGCTATGTAGTCGGTGGTGCTGTAAGGGATCATCTCTTTAATCATTTTCACGACATGAAAAAAGACATAAACGACTATGATCTAGCAACAGACGCACTTCCAGAAGAAACAAGAAAAATAATTCATAATACAACCATAGCCAATGGAAGATTTAAATTAGAAATATTCGAGAAGGGAATAGACCAAGGAGTCCTTTCCATCATTGTTAAAGACATGGATGGAAAAAAGAAAGATGAATTTGAAATAGCAACTTTCAGAAAGGAAGTCTATTCTGGCAATTCAAGAACACCAGAAAAAACAGAATTTGGAGCGACACCAGAAGAAGATACTAAAAGAAGAGACTTGAACTATAACGCTTTGTTCTATGATACAATAAACAAAAAAGTAAAAGATTATAATGACGGAAAAGGCATTAAAGACATAAAGAACAAACACACAAGTGTGGTCGGAGATCCATTCCAAAGATTCTATGAAGACAAACTTAGAGTTCTGCGTGTAGTTAGATTCTTTAACAGATACAATCGTGACAATATAATGAGTCATCTTGACGATAAAACCAAAATGGCAATAGCTGAATTCAAAAACTTAGAAAATGTCAGCAAGGAAAGAATCAACAAAGAATTTCTTTCTGGTTTAAAGCAAAGTCAATCTCCAGCTAATTTCATCAAGTCTTTAAAAGATTTGGATCTCATTCATAATATCATGCCAGAAAGAATAAAAATTCCAAAATTGGAACCTCTTGATCAAATGAACAATAATCTTTCTGCTATGATTGCTTACATCCTTAGTGAAGAAGTTCCTAATAGGAAGCTGTCTGATATGCTGATACAATACAAATTCGAACACGATGTTCTTACTCCTGCGATCATAATTTTAAAAGCATATAACATGTTCAAGAATCCAATGAGCCACGAATACAAAATTCATGATATATCCAGAGAAATGAAGAGAGTTACTTATAAGTCCATAGAATCATTCATGAGTCATTTCGGATTTGAGAATGAATCTAAGAGATTATTTGAACACAAGCCTAAATACACTGGTGCAGATGTGGCACACCTTGGATTAAAAGGAAAAGATATAAGCGATAAACTTGATCAAATGGAAAAGGACAACTTCTTCAATGTACAATAAAAACTATCCTAATTACAAATTGTACCTAGCTGGTATTATTACAGAGAATCAATATTATGAATCGATTGATGTTTCTGAAATATGGAACCAAGAATTACCAGATAATTTAAAGCCATTGATGAGATCTGTCGGTAACTACAATCGATACAGCGATAAAGATACTCTTTTTTACTTATTGCCAAAATATGATGATTTGAATGTACAGTTGGATGCACATGGATTAGCTAAAATTAGTCTTGGTTTTCAAATAAAGTCACTAATAGAAATGCTTAAAAGAAACAAGGCACCAAATCATACAGCACCACTAACAAATAATATAAATGGAGTAGGATCGGGACTTGGAGCTTCAACAGCTTACAGAGATGGGGCGTTCATTGTAGTGGCTCCATTTGGTAAAGAACTTAAAGACGGAATAAGATATATAATTGTTGATGGAAAAATTGCAGATATTAAGCCAATCGAAGGAAAGACTGCTACTCAAATATTGCAACAAGAATTGGGTCAGGGAGGAAAATATGAGTTTATCGATGGCGGGGAAAACAACAATCAATTGGATGCATTCTTTGCAAAATTTCCAAAGCCAAAATCAAATAAAAAACAATTAAAAGATAAACAACCAGAAGTTTATTCTAAACCAAAACCAATAACTACATCTAAGACTTCAGCATGGGATGAGCCACCACCAATTATAGATTCTTTGTTTTAAAACAAAAGGAAATTAACATGTACAATAAAAAATACCTAACTATAATACATCTACAAAAACTTAATTTCATGTTTTTAGGTGATTATGAACAAAAAAATAAAACTTGTGGGTGTTTGGTCTGATAATTTTAAAAATATTTATGACATTTACAATAAATCAATAGAAAAATATTTAGATTATTTTGAAGTTTGTTTGTGTAAAATTGATTTAAAAGAATTTAATGTATTTGGATTTGGAACTCCTTCTTGGTATGAAGCTGCGGTGCAAAAATTAGACTTTATAATAAAAAATTTAAACGAATTAAGAGAGGGAGAATTATTGGTCTTTAATGATTTGGATATTCAATATTTAAACCCAATGAATACTTTTAGAGTTTTAGATTTTATGGAATGTAAAAAATTAGATTTCTGTGGAACAAAGGAATTTGACTCCGATAAATACAACGGTGGTTATTACATTTTAAGAAACACTAAAAATATAATTAAACTTATATGTTCTATAAAAGAAGAATTAAAATTAAAAAAACCTAAATATGCCGACCAAGATATCTTAAATGAGATTATTCACGATGCAAATGTAAATCACGCTTTGATGCCAAGAGAATTTTTTATAAATGGACCTCATGGCGGAATAACACAAGAAGCAATAATGCATCATACAACTTACGCAGATACTGTTCATGATAAAATAGTTCAAATGAAAATGATTTATTCTAATTACTTCAAGACTAAGTATGCAGAAAGTGATGATTTTCCATTTGGCGATTCATTTGGCGAATTAAATAGAACAAATGGAATTAAGCTTACTGATGACATTTATATTAACGATCCTTTTGTTTTATTGAAAAATAAATTGCTATGAAATTGATAAAAAATATTCTATCATAAGTCTTAGATAGGATGATGAGTTATTTTTAACAAATCGCACCAGAAGAAGGTTTTGATTAAGTTATTGAAATGAATAATAGACAAAAGTTAAAAGAATTATTGTAAAGGAAATAAAATGGCAATTAAAATAACAGAAAAAGCAGTAAAAGAAATAAATCTTGCAATTGAAGAAGAAAGAAACCAAGGAGCTACAGAAGAAAAGCTTCATGTAAGAGTAAAAGTTGTTGGTGGTGGATGCTCTGGCTTCCAATCGAAACTAACAATAGAAAAAGAGGTAAATCAAAAATTAGACGAATTATATGAAATCAAAGGCATATCAGTAATAGTCGATAAAAGAAGTGCTATGTATATCGGAGATGCAACTATAGATTTTATTGATGATATGAATTCTCGTGGATTTAAAATAGACAATCCACAAGCTAAGTCTACTTGTGGATGTGGCAGTTCTTTTTCCATGTAATTGTAATGGAAATATTAAAGTAGAATCTATTTTTTGTTAGATTTTTTCCTCTGGCATTTCTTTTGGTTTTTCAATGTCTGCAAACTTTTTGTACATTTCTTCTTCTGACAAAAAGTTATATGCAGTTCCATCAGCAGTTTTTATATTTTGAAAGTGTGTTGGGAATCTATAAAATCCTAAATTGTTTTTGTTAATATAACCTACAACTTGATGTTTTACATTGAATGAAGACTGGTCTGTAAAATTGAAATTAAATCTACCTACAAGTTTTCCACCATCAATAGAAATTTCTATTGTTTTCATTGTAAAATCACTATTGTCTTTGGCCTTCTTATCAACAATTGGGCCTATTTTATTGATCATTCTCGATTTGAAAAATCCCGACATTGAATCCCATCTATTTTTTGATAGCTTATTTACAATTTCATTTGTATTTTCTACTTTTTCTATAGTCAAATTTTTATAGTCAAATTTGAAAAGCTCTAAAATATTAAAATACATAAATTGACGCATTATCTTTACCATATCATCTTTATTTGAAATTTTGTAATTTTTTACTTTTTCAGAATTAATTTGAAATTTATTTAATAGATCGTTTTTATAACTTTCGATAAATTCTTGTTGTTTGCTTTCTAGCACTTGTTCGACTTGAGTCGATAATTTGCCCATTGCCATTTTTGATGCTAGAGGTCTCATGAACAATTCTTTTTTCTTGCGTTCCTCATCTTCACTTTTTTTCATCGCTTTAAAATCTGCTGGAGTCTTTACTTTTTCTTTAAGATCATCTATCTTTTTCTTGGCTTCTATATAATCCATAGAATATGCCAACATACCCTTACAGGCTTGTTGCACTTCTTCTGGGAATGAATCAATATATTTCTGATTTGATTTTTTAGTTAGCAAACTATATCTCTTAGAACCGCTTGCCCACCTTAAGTCGCTTATAAAAACATGTTCCAGATTAGATTTTAATATGAAATGTGGAGCATAATTAGTGGGATCTAATTTATTTTTTTCATATTCTCTTTTATCATATTCTTTGGAAAATTTTGCAAACTCTTCAAGATATGGATCACTAGTTGAATCTTCAAATGTATCTTTCAACTTTCTATACTGATCTTTTGTAAGATGATTTGCACTTAATGCTTCTTCATATAATTGCTTTAACTTTTCAAATTTACCTTCAATTGCATATTTTTCCATTTTCTTAATGGCATCATTATTTTCGTCATTTTCTAACCAAATTTTGAATTTCATAATTATCCCCACTCTTAACTTGTAATGACATTATTTAGTGGATTTTATCTTATTTGTTGTGTAAATAAATCTATGAACTTTAAACATTGGCTACTATCTGAAGAAATATTCCCCAATAAGACCGCAACTGTCTATCATAGAACATGTCAAGATTGCAATAAAGATGATAGCGTCAAAGCCGTATCAAGTATACTCACAAAAGATTACAAAGTTGGCTCAGGTTGTATGTACGGTTGTGGTCTTTATACTACTTTTGCAATAGAAAGCCAATTTACCAATTATATGCAAACATATGGTCAAGCAGTAGTCAAATTTAAAGTGGAAGAACTAGACAAATATCTCATATTTCAATTATCTGTGGCAAAACAAATACATGGCAAGGATTATAAAATAAGCGATCAATTAAAGAAATTAGGACTACTAAACAAACCAAATGTAAATGAAATTAAATTAAAATATTACGATGAACAACAAGAAAAAGAAAAATACTCATCAGCTTTAGCAAAACAATTCTATGAACAAAATGGTTGGATAGTAAATTCGGTAAAAGGAATTATCTATTATGGGGCAAATGATGGTTATTGTTTAGTGAAATATCCAACAGTTAAAGATGGAACAATAACTATGTTGGGTTATGCAGTCGCAGAACCTAATAATATGAAAAAGATGGAAGAACTAAAAAGTAATATTGGTTGGATAAAATCGGTTGGAACATTAGGCACAGCTTTTAAAACTACCTACAAGGCTCCAGAAAAAATGAAAGAAAAACTTGCGTTTGGCAGCAATACTGAAATTGAAAATGTCAAAAGTATTTTTTTGAATTCTAAAAACTTAGAACGAACAGCAAAAAAATTAGAATCAAATTTAAAAAAACTTTCTGATAAAGATATTTCTGATTTACTTGATAGAGCAAGTGACAAAGACCAAATGGCAGAAGTAATTATAAAATACATACCAGAACTTTATGGCGAAATTCTTGTTTCATTGTTTAGAAATGCAAAAGACAAAGACAAAGTTTCAGAACTAATTATAAACTACAACCCAAAATTTTCTCGTAATAATGTTTATCATTTGATTTCTTATTCAACTGACAAAGACAAAATAGCACAACTTATTATTGAAAAGCATCAAGAAATTTCTGATAGTGATGTTTATAGTTTGGCTGTAAATACAAAAGACAGAGACAAAATAGCACAACTAATTATCCAAAAGAAATCAAACCTTTCTGACAAAAATGTTGGTGATTTGATTTATGCTGCAATCAACAAAGAAAAAATAGCAGAATTGATTATTGAAAAGAAACCAGAACTTTCTGATAATAATGTTTTTAATTTGATTCAATTTGCAAATGATAAAGAAAAAATAGCAGAAATAATTCTAAACAAAAATCCAAAACTTTCTGATGATACTGTTGAAAATTTGCTTCTTAAGGCAAATGACAAAGAAAAAATGGCAGAATTAATTATAAGAAAAAAACCAGAACTTTCTAATAGCAATGTTTATAGTTTACTTGGTACTGCAACTGATAAAGACAAAATGTCAGATCTAATTATAAGATACAAAAAAACAAATCTTTCTAATAGTAATGTTTTTCATTTGCTTTTTTATTCAAAAGATAAAGACAAAATAGCAGAACGGTTAGGATCAGATAATATAAGCAAACTTTCTGATAAAAATATTTCTTCTTTGCTTGATAATGCAATTGATAGAAGAGAACAAATGGCAAAAATAATTATAAAATATAAAGAAAATCTTTCTGGTGATGATGTTTCTTATTTGACTTCTAATCTAAAAGATAATACTGAAATTTTAGAACTTATTTTAAATAATTTAAGACAAAGTAAATATCCAGTTCATGACAAAGTCATAGGATGGATTTTCGACAGATCAAAAGATAAAGATAAAACTATAAATGATATTATCCAAATTCTAAAAGAAAAAAATCAAGAAATTTCTATAGTGGCATTTCAATATTTTGTTCAATACGCAACAGACAAATTAAAAATGGCAATGACCTTGATTAAAATTAAAAAACAACTCAGTCTTGAAGAAGCTTCTATTTTGATCAGAAATGCAAAAGATATAAATGAAATGGTAAAATTGATTGATAAGCCATATTCATTTTTGAAATCACTCACTAGTTTGGATGCCTTTAGATATAAGAAATCGCCAGAAGTACAAGATATGATAAACCAAGAACTAAAAAGAAGAAAAAGAATTCGCTTCAGTAGTGACTTCGACTAACTTTACTATCAAAAATTAATTGCTATAGTTACTTAGGTAATTTATTTTTAACAGTATTGGGAAAAACATGCAATTTGTAAAACAAGGTTCTGGATGTATCATTTTGGCCAAAAACACAAAAAAAATACTGCTTCCTCATAGGTCTAAGCAAGTTGGTCAACCAAATACTTGGGGAACTTGGGGAGGTTTTTCTTCCCCTGATGAAATTCCACAAGAAACAGCAAAAAGAGAACTAAGAGAAGAATCTGGATATAATGGAAATATCGAACTAATCAAATTATCAACCATGAATTGGTTTGTATTTAAATATCACAATTTCTTGGGAATAATAGATGAAGAATTCACTCCATGTTTAAATTGGGAAACTCAAGATTATAAATGGGTCGAATTTGGAAATTGGCCATCACCCATTCATTTTGGACTACAATGGCTATTAGAAAAAGATAGCAAAATTATAGAAAAATTAGTGCATATGTAACATTAATTTCCTTCATCGAACCACATAGATACCATATTATCAACAAATATGAGGATCTATGTCACACTACACAAATCAAAGAATTATTACAGAACAAGAATGGTGGAATAGCTTAAGAAGTCAAATAGGACAAACTACTTATTCAGAATCTTATTGCGTTGATCTAAATGAAATGGATTTTCTCGATCCATCTAAATCACCAATTCTTCAAGGTGCTAAGAACTTTGCAGGTGGACTTTCTACAGGTCTAAAGCAAGGATATGACAAAGGTGCCAAAGATGTTGAGGAACTTGGAAAGTTTCTTACCCCAGGGATTTTAAAAACTATTGAAATAGTCGCAAATGTGTCACAAAAATTTGCAGACAAAGTTGGGATATCACCAGTTACAGCAGCTATGATTGTTGGTATTGCAGCAACTGCACCCGCTGCTCTTCCTGCATATATTCTCGCTTTATCACTAAGAAGAGTTGCGACAAATTTAGCCAACAAAATGTATGATACAGCATGGGAAAAACTAACTGGCAAAACAGTCGAAGAATTAGATAAAATGTGGGTAGATTGGAAAAGTAAAAACCCAACAGCCGCAACTCCTAAAGTAGTTGCAGATTCATTTGACTCATTCAATTCATTCTTAAGAAATAAAGATATAAACTTATACCAAAAAATTTATTTGGAAAATGAGTACCAAGAAGATGCAAGAGGAGTTGGAGAATTTTTAGGTAAAGGTCTTGGTTATGGTGCTGGTGCTGGAGTTAGCATTATATCAAATTCAATTTCTAGTATCGCCAAATTATTTTCTAGTGTTATGAAAATGATAGCAAACAATCCGGTAGCTACTGGCAAAGTCTTGTTCGGTGTAATCATAGGTTATTATGTCGGTAAACTTGGAGCTAAAGCAACAGAAAAAGTCACAGATATGATTCAAGGAAAATTGTCAGCAGCCGAAAGTGATGATATTAGAAAAGTTGCTGAAAAAGTTGGGGTTCCACAAAAAGAAACTGATGATATATTGGGAGACAAACTTCAGAATGCTGCAAATTCTCTTGATCCATCAAAGATATCAAATTTGATTAGAAATCCAGATTTGATAGATGCAATGAAGAAAACAGATTTTTATGATAATACGCTTCATGCACAAATATTAAAACAAGCAATAACTGAAAAATCTGACAAGGCGAAAGATGTTTTGTGGCATTTATTGTTTAAAATGGGAAATGATCAAGACCGAATAGCAGATTTAAAAGATGTTATATCAACCTACAATAGTTCTGAATTAATGAATCGTTTTAATGAATATCAATTGAAGCACAATTCTTTTGTAAATGGTATTTTCGTGAAATTAAAAGCTTTATCTTCTGCTGCTGGAGATTCTGGACTAAATCCAAAAGATGCTGAAGATGCAAGAAGGGAGGCTGTTAGTGCTGGTTATACCCTTCGATCATTTATATTTAGTTCTGATGAAATTAAAAATTCTGGTGGTAGTGTTGCAAAAAGTGCATTAGATGTAGTGGCACCAGCAGTTAAGGCGGCAGCGAAGGTAGTCACAGATGATCCACGAGATATCTTTAATTATAAAGGCCAAGAAGTTTCAGACTTTATTGATAGTTTGCCGACCCCTAAAAAATAAATAGGAAAAATTATATATGATTACATTTATTGAATGGTTATTAGAAAATACAGAACCACAAAGTTTTACATTAAGTGATAAGAACATTGTGCCAGAATGGGTTTACAATATTTTTGTTGAGTCTTATCTTAAATCAACAGGAAAAGCATGGGATATGAACACATTCCTTGGAAGATCAAGATCATGGACTTTTTTTGGAATACCACCAGAATCTGAACATGATCCAGCAGCAGGATTTGTTTGTGTTAGATTTCAAAATTCAGGTTTAGTAAAATTAACAGGAGTTGCAGGAAGTACTAGAGCTATTCTAAAAGGATTAAGTCTTGTTGATAATCTCAACAAACCTGTTTGGGGTGCTGTAAGTGATAGTATAGCAAGCATGGCAGAAAAAAGAGGATTTATAGTGCCACCACCAGAAACTATGAAAATGATGGCAATGTTTATACCAAACCTAAGTGTAAATGATTCTGGTGATGTACAAGCTCATGTTATTGGAGTTGGAGATGTAAATAAAAAAGTTATTGTTAATCAAAAATATATGGATTGGTTTAAAAAACAATACCCACAAATTCCAATGGCTGCAAAATAAACTATGAACTTTAAACATTGGTTAATATCTGAAGAAATATTCCCCAATAAGACCGCAACAGTCTATCATAGAACAAGAAGTCTCAAAGATGTATCAGGCATACTCACATCTGATTTTAAAGCAGGTGCAGGTGCAGGTTGCTCTTATGGTTGTGGTCTTTATACTACTTATAAAATAGAAAGCCAATTTGTCGATTATATGGAAATGTATGGCGAAGCATTAGTCAAATTTAAAGTAACAGACCTCGATAAATACCTCATATTTCAATTGTCTGAGGCAAAACAAATACATGGCAATGATTATAAAATTAGCAGTCAATTTAAAAAATTAGGACTACTAAACAAACCAAATGTAAATGAAAGTAAATTAGAATATTACGATAAACGACAAGAAAAAGAAAAATTTTCATCAGTTTTGGCATATGAATTCTATGAACAAAATAATTGGATAGAAAAGTCGGTAAAAGGAATTATCTATTATGGATCAAGAGATGGTTATTGTTTAGTTAAATATCCAACAGTTCAAGATAAAACAATAACCATGTTGGGCTATGCAGTCGCAAAATATGATGATATGAAAAAGATGGAAGAACTGAAAAGTAATATTGGTTGGATTAAATCAGTTGGTATATTAGGTACACCCATTAAAAATGTTTATAAATCTCCAATCGAAAATAAAGAAAAGTTTGCATTTGGAGATTATAGCGAAATCGAAAATGTCAAAAATATTTTTTTAACATCTAAAAACTTAGAAAAAACAGCAAAAAAATTAGGATTATATCTAGACAAATTTTCTGATGAGAATATTTCTGGTTTGCTTCATCATGCAGAAGATAAAGACAAAATGGCAGAAGTGATTGCAAAATATAAAACAGAACTTACCGATTGGAATGTTTTTCATTTGCTTCATTATGCAACCGACAAAGACAAAATAGCAGAACTAATTATAAAATATAAAACAGAACTTACTGATGAGAATGTTGAAAATTTGCTTCGTACTGCAACCAACAAAGACAAAATAGCAGAATTAATTGTTAAAAATAAACCAGAACTTTCTAATATGAATATTTATAGCTTGATTCAGTTTGCAACCGACAAACAAGATAAAATAGCAGAACTAATTATTGAAAAGAAATCAAAACTTTCTGGTAAACATGTTGAATTGTTGCTTCGTAAAGCAACAGATAAAGACAAAATAGCAGAACTAATTATTGGAAATAAACCAGAACTTTCTTATTTCGATGTTCAATATTTGCTTAATTTTGCAAACGATAAAGAAAAAATAGCAGAACGATTACAAGAAAAAGAAGACAACATAAGCAAGCTTGATGATCAAAGTGTTATTGATTTATTTCATGATGATGCAAACGATAAAGACAAAATAGCACAAATAATAAACAAATACCACACAAAGAAAACTCCAAAAATTCAAGAATTCATTGATAAATACAGCAGCGGATATAAATTAAATTTAGGTAAAAAAGTTCTATCAACTGGATCATTTACATAATTACTAGGTTGTAAACTATGAACTTTAAAGAATGGCTAATATCTGAAGAAATCTTCCCCAATAAGACTGCAACTGTCTATCATAGAACTTGTCCTGGTTGCGATGAAGAAAAAAGCGTTCAAGCTGTATCAAGCATACTCACAAAAGATTTTAAAGTTGGTTCAGGTTGTATGTATGGTTGTGGTTTTTACACTACTTTTGCAATAGAAAGCCAATTTACTAATTACATGGAAACTTATGGTAAAGCAGTAGTCAAATTTAAAGTAACAGATCTCGATAAATATCTTATATTTCAATTATCTGTGGCAAAACAAATACATGGCAAGGATTACAAAATAAGCGATCAATTAAAGAAATTAGGAGTATTAAACAAAGTAGATGAAAGTAAGTTGAAAGAATACGATGAACAACAAGAAAAAGAAAGCTTTTCATCGGTTTTGGCGGTAAAATTCTACGAAAAAAACAAATGGATAGAAAATTCGGTAAAAGGAATTATTTATTATGGAGCAAATGATGGTTATTGTTTAGTTAAATATGAACCAGTCCAAGATGGAACAATAACCATGTTGGCCTATGCAGTTGCAAAATATGATGATATGAAAAAGATGGAAGAACTTAAAAATCCAAAATCAAAAAATTGGATTATTTCCACCGATAAGGCAAGTATTAAAAGTATTTATAAATCACCAATATCTAATAGAGAAAAATTTTCATTTGGCGAAGATGACAATGTCCATATTATGAATCAATTGTTAAAATCTAAAAATGTAGAATACACAGCAAAAAAATTAGGATCAAATCTAAACCAACTTTCTCAAGATAATGTTGGCGTTTTACTTTATAAGGCAACCGATAAAGAAAAAATGATAGAAGTAATTATAAAGTATAAAACAAAACTTTCTGACAAAGATGTCAGCACTTCAATTATGAATGCAAAGGAAAAAGATATAATAGCAAAATTAATTATTGAAAAGAAACCAGAACTTTCTGATCATAATGTTTTTCATTTGCTTTCTTATGCAGATAACATAGACAAAATAGCAGAACTAATTATTGAAAAGAAACCAGAACTTTCTGATGATAATATTTATTATTTGCTTCTTAAGGCAAACAATAAAGAAAAAATAGCAGAAATATTGCAAAAAGAAAAAGACAATATAAGCAAACTTTCTAATCTTCTTATTCGTGATTTGATTGCAAGAGTAAATGACAAAGACGAGATGTTAAAAATAATCATAAAATACAAACCAGAGCTTTCTGAGGATAATGTTTATTATTTTATTTTTAAAGCAAACGACAAAGACAAAATAATAGAATTAATCATAAACAAACTATCAAAAATAGATATTGAAAATGGTGTTCGTGATTTGATTCGATATGCAAAAGACCAAGAAAAAATAGCAGAATATATTATGAAAAAGGAACCAGAACTTTCTGATGATGGTGTTTATCGTTTGCTTGTTGCTGTAACCGACAAACCAAAAATCGCACAAATCATAAACAAATATCACACAAATAAAACATCAGAAATTCAAGAGCTAATCGATAAATACCTTGAACCTCAAGCAATAGCTGCAAAGTAAACCATGAACTTTAAAGAATGGCTAATACTGAAAGAAGAGACATCAACTGATACAGATCATTCTAAATTTAAAACATCTGTAATAGGACTTTTAAATGATAATAAAGTCTTAATACTAAAAAGAGGATCTACTGCTCCTTGGATGCCAAACAAATGGAGCTTAGTAGGTGGCGGAATTGAAGAAGGAGAAAACCCAAAAGAAGCCATAATAAGAGAGTGCCTTGAAGAAATAGGATTAAAACCAAATAATGTTTCTTTTGATCATAAAATAATGACTGTTGATGCTGGAGAGATTTATTATTTTTATGGAGAATTAGAAAGTCAAAATATAAAATTAGATTATGAAAATTCAAATTATAAATTTATTACAAAAGATGAAATAAATAATTATGATTTTGTTCCATACATAAAAGAATTTATATTAAGTGTTTTTTCAAAAAAGATAACCCAATGAACTTTAAAGAATGGCTACTACTGACAGAAAAGATAATGATAAAGGATCAAGAATTCCGTGAGCCTCTTATTGCACTACAATATATTCGAAAAAATCACCCTTTCCCCAACACACTAGCCGTAACTTTTACCAAAATCGATAAAGTTGGTCTTAATCCAGAAAGCAAATATGAAACACCACTTGGCATTTATCTCTATCCTATAGATTATGTAATTGAAAAGAAAATGAATGTTCCATTCGCTGCAAATCAACCTTATATTAATGTCTGCGAATTCACAAGACCACAAAAAATATTACATATGAATCCCGATGTGTCTAAACAAGATGGAATGGAACTACTCAATGTTTTTCCAAAAGAACAAGTAGATCAAGCTATTAAAGAAATTAATCCATCAGTAGACATGTTCAATAAAGCTCAAAAATTATCAGATCACAAAAAAACCAAACTGAATAATCTTCAATATGATCAAGAAAAAGAAGATGATCTTTATAAAAAGTATATTGATGCCAAAACTTATTATGATTATGTAAAAGATGAATTGCAAGGAGCAGCATACCAACTTCGTAGCAATTACTCCAAATTGTGGATCGTAACAAGAATACTTGCAAATAGAAAAATCACACAATGGAACGCCAATCTTAGAAAATGTGGAATAGATGGATTTGTAGATCATGGAACTGGAACAATTCATCCAAGCGAACCAACCCAATGCGTTGTTTTTGCTACCAGTGCCTTGAAACTACTTCACTCAATTGACAACTCAACATACTTCAAAAAAACAGATAAATATAATAGCAATAAGATGTCAGATGAACAAATTATAGGCTTATTGCAATCTCGTAGATCTTTAGATCTTACAAACTTGTTTAAAAATACAACAGAAAAAGAAAAAATGGCAGATCTAATCATAAAATATAAAACATATATTTCTCATGTCGATGTTGAAGATTTGATTTATCATGCAAAAGATAAAGACAAAATGGCAAAAATGATTATTCAAAAAACCCCAGAATTTACAGATAGTAATGTTTCATATATGATCTCACTCGTAAACGATAAAGATAAAATCATAGAATTGATTATTGATTATAAAACAAAACTTACTGATAATAATGTCGAAAATTTTCTTCAATATGCAACTGATAAAGACAAGATGGCAAATCTTCTTATAGAAAGATTACCAGAAATGACTTATAAAAATATGATCAATATTCTAACTTATGCAATTGATAAAGACAAAATAGCAAAAAAATTAGGAGAAGATAATATAAGTAGACTTAATTGGTTTTCTATCACACTTTTACATGAAAAAGTTCCAGAAAAAGATAAACCAAAAATAATACAAATTATAGAAAAATATCATAAAAATAAAAATGAAAAAATTAAAGAGTTTTTAAAGCATGAACAGGATTCTTTGCCCATATATCCCACTGACCATTTTCAGTAGCATTGAAATAAACTTCAGAAGCAGACACAATTTCTTTATTTTCTGAATCATCAATGGCATGAAACCATGGTGCATCTTCATTGAATGGATTATAAGTAATCTTTACCATACCGCTTGTATCATTATTAGTAGGAACAACTTTTCCAGAAACACCAGCAATTAAAGTTCTTTTATCTTTTTCCATAATTTGTTTGGCACCAGATTCCGATGTTTGAAAAAAAATAGGTTCCGACAATCTTACTTCATTTGTATATTTGCCAGCCAATCCTTTTTTTCTACCGCTTGGTGTAGTTTGATAAATACCAATCATGCCATTTAAACCCTGAATTTTATGAGTTCTATTAGTGTGAAACCAGAGTCTTTGTCCTACTAAATCATTAGCATCAACATAACCTTCAACGGGTTTTCTAGAATCATAGTAATCTTCATTAATATCACGCACTTTTACATATTCATAAAAAGATTTCATTTTGTACCTTAATTTTTTGAAAAATATATTTTAAACAATAACTACCAACCTCTACCAATTCCCTGTGTAGCCATCTGAAAATATGGATTGTTAAATGGCATGTATCCACTTGGTGTCACATACCTATTCCAGTTATTGTTGTAACCATAATTGTAGTTGTTGTAGTTGTTGTAACCATAGTTTCTATAACCATAGTTATTGTAATTGTAGTTGTTGTAATTGTAACCATAATTGTTGTAATATCTAACTTGTGGATAAACAACAATGAACTGTGCTTCAGCAACACTACTAATACCCAAAAACATAACCAAAAACAAAATTAAAGACTTCATTTTAAATCTCCATTGAAAGTTATTATATCTATTAAATGAATCCTATTTTTTTAATACTTCAATTACACTTTCACACACACCATCGTAATCACTCTTTAAATCAGTTACCTTACCAATCCATGTGTCATCTTGAAATTCACGCATCCAATGAGGAGTTGGTAATTTAACCTCACTTCCTATCCTTACTGGTTTATCACATATGTAAGTATATTTGTTATTTACTTGTATTTTTTTAACCACAAGTTTCTTTGCCATTTTAATTTCCTTGTTTTGTGTAGATGGCGACAATATTCCAGATTCTCTTTTAACTTTAGAGCCAGCACCATGAACGAAGTGGTAAACCATTCCAGTAGTCCACATTTTCCCACTAGCTGTTATCATTCCTTCTGCATTTAATTGATTAGCAACCCATTGCAAACTGGGCTTAGTGCCATTTTTCTTTCGCATAAGTTTTCTGATTCGCATAAGAACACTTTGATTGTTAAAGGCTTTTCGTCCTTCGCATTTGCCCGTTTCTTTTCGTTTTCTTTCCCTCGAAACTCGCAATCTTGCAACAGTGTTCCTTCTGTCAAATTCCGCTATTGCCCCTGTAAGCTGTCGCATTAGAATTGCAGTTGGTGATTCTGAATTTGCTAAGTCTTCACCAGTTTCAGCAGAAATGACTTTCCAACCTGCTCTACTAAAATGCCGAATGATTAATTCGCCTTCAATGAGATCCCTTGCAAGACGATCAGCTTTTTCCACAACGAAAATTCCAGCAGGATAAATGTTTGCAAGTAATTTCGATAATTCTGGTCGATCAGCAAACGCTAAAGTTCCACTTACACCAAGATCTTCAATCCATTCGCTAATTCGTTGTTTGTTCTTTTTTGCCCAAGACTCTATGACTCGATGTTGTCGGGGTACGCCATCTTGATCATTTCCATGTTGCCCATCGCCACTTACCCTGCAATAACCGATAATTCTTGGTTCCATGTTCATTTCCTGTTAGGAATAACACAATTAATTTAATTTAAAATATAACAAAATTTTTATTACACACAAGACTTATTTCCCGATTAAACTCACATAAATACCTTATGAACTTTAAAGAATGGCTAATATCTGAAGAAATTTATGCTCAAAATAAGACTGCAACTGTCTATCATAGGACAAATGTTGACTCTGTATCAAATATACTCACATCTGATTTCAAATCAGGAGCAGGTAAAGGTTGTTGGTATGGTTGTGGTCTTTATACTACTTATAAAATAGAAAGTCAATTTACCGATTATATGAAAATGTATGGCGAAACATTAGTCAAATTTAAAGTAACAGACCTTGACAAGTACCTCATATTTGAATTATCTGAAGCAAAAAAAATCCATGGCAATGATTACAAAATAAGCAGTCAATTAAAGAAATTTGGACTACTAAACAAAGTAACTAAAGGGGAATTTGGTGGTCAAAAAGGCGACAACTTAAAACACTACGATGAACTACAAGAAAAAGAAACCTATTCGGCAATTTTAGCAAAAAAATTCTACGACCAAAATGATTGGATAGAAAAATCAATTAAAGGAATTATCTATTATGGAGCAAATGATGGCTACTGCTTAGTTAAATATCAACCAGTTAAAGATGAAACAATAACAATGTTGGGTTATGCGGTTGCAGAAGCAGATGCAAACGATGAACAAAAAATGAAAGATCTAAAGAGTAATATTGGCTGGATTACCTCCACCGATAAGGCAAGTATGAAAAGTATTTATAAATCACCAAACAGAGAAAAATTTTCATTTGGTTACAATTACGAAATCGGTAAAAGCATTTTTAATAAATTGTTAAATTCTAAAAATTTAGAAGCAGTAGCAAAATATTTAGGATCAAATCTAAACGAACTTTCTGATTTTGATGTCAGTCTTTTGATTAAAAAGTCAACAGATAAAGACAAAATGGCAGAAGTAATCATAAAGTACAAAACAAAACTTTCTGATACTAATGTTAAAGTTTTTCTTAAAAATTCAACTAAACAAAACGAAATAGCAGAACTAATTGTAAAATACAAAACAAAACTTTCTGATACAAATGTTGTTGATTTGTTACAAACTACAACAGACAAAGATAAAATAGCAAAACTAATTATAAACAAAAAAACAAACTTTTCTAGCACTATAATCCAACTTTTACTTTATAGTGCATCCGATAAAGATAAAATAGCAGAAGCAATTATAAATAAAAAATTAGAACTTTCTTATCAAAGTGTTTATGATCTGCTTATAAATTCAATAAACAAAGATAAAATAGCAGAACTAATTATAAAACACAAAACAGAAATTTCTGATGCCGATGTTATTACTTTACTTCGACATACAATAGATAAAGAACAAATAGCAAAACTATTAGGAACAGATAATATAAACAAACTTTCTGATCAGAACATTATAAATTTACTTGATTATGAAAAAGACCAACCAAAAATGGCACAAATACTAAATAAATACCACACAAATAAAACACCAAAAATTCAACAAGTAATCAATCAATACCTAACTCAAACAATAGCTGCAAAGTAAACTATGAAATTTAAACAATGGCTAATACTAACTGAAAAGATAATGATAAAGGATCAAGAATTTCGTGATCCCCTTCTCGCACTACAACATATTCAAAAAACTCATCCCAATCCAGAAAACCTTGTCGTAACTTATACCGCAATCGATAAAGTTGGGATCAATCCAAAAAGCGAATATAAAACACCAATCGGAATTTATTTTTATCCATTAAATTATGTCATTGAAAATGAAATGGATGTTCCATTCGCAGGAGATCAACCTTATCTCAATGTCTGCGAATTCACAAGACCACAAAAAATATTACATATGAATCCTAGTGATGAAGAACAAAAAGGTATGGATATACTTTATAGTGGTAATGTTTTCTCGCTCAAAAAAGTTTACGAGGCTGAAGATAAAATAAAAAAAGATGAATATAATCTTCGTAGCAATTATTCTATGCTATGGCTTGTAACAAAAGCAATCGCAAATGACAAACCATCAGAATGGAACTCTAATCTTAGAAAATGTGGTGTCGATGGATTCGTAGATCATGGAACTGGCACAATCCACCCTCAAGAATCAACTCAAGGTGTGGTATTCGCAAAAGATGCCTTAAAAGTCTTATACTCTATCGACAATAATATCATCGATAAAAATAAAAAAGGACAAATTGTCAAAAGAGAAAAATACAACCCAAATAAAATTTCTGACCAACAACTGGATGCAATTCTTCAATCTCATAGAAATATTGAAGGAGTTCTAAAAAATACAACAGATAAAGACAAAATGGCAGAACTAATCATCAATAAAAAAACAAATCTTTCTGATAATGATATTAAAAATTTGGCCTTTTATACAACAAACGAAGGTAAAGTTAAAATTGCAGAACTAATCCTAAAGAAAAAAACAAACCTTTCTGATGATAATGTATTGAAACTTCTTGGATATGCAGGTAGTCATAATGATCATATAGCACAATTAATTGTAAATTATAAACCAGAACTTTCTGATAATGATGTCAGACATTTGACTTTATATTCAACCTATCCAGAACCAATTAAAAAACTTATAATAAATAAAAAACCCAAAATATCTTATAAAAATATTAAAGATCTTATTCATGATATTAAACCAATTTATGCAAAAAAAACAATAGAATTAATTATTGCTAAAGAATCAAAATTCTACGAAAGCAACATTATCGACTTAATTCGTTATGTGTTTGAAAGATATGACAAAGCAATGATAGAATGGATTGTATCTAAATTAAAAATATCTCCTCTCATTGCTTATTATCTATTTCACTATACAACCGATAAAAAAGAAATGGCAAACCTAATAACAACATACCACGGAAATACACCAGAAATACAAGAGCTAATCAATAAATACTTACCTCAAACACAAGCTGCAAAGTAAATCATGAACTTTAAACAAATTATAAAAATTTTATAGGAATATTATGAATAATTTAACACATATTTTTTGTGGAAATTACGGTGGAGGAACTTCATTTACCGCTAATTATTTGACATATTGCGGCTTTCCTTGTTGCCATGAAATGCTACATTATAATCCAGTTACTTCAATTTGGAATTACGGACCAAATGGAATGATTGAATATGATGGAATTCCATTATACAAAATAGCAAAAGGAGAAAGTAATTACACTGCTATGGAATATTGTAACTATGAACCTATTTCAAAATTGCCCATAGTTCTAATTTATAGGAATCCAATTTCTGTTTTAAATAGTCATTTGTGCATTCAAATTAATCATGGAGAAGTTTTTGATGTTAATTCTGCTATGGAAAATTTGATTCAAAGATATCAGAAAATTCAAAACCATACAAGAGTTGAACTTAAAATAAGAATAGAAGATCAACTCGAAATTTTATGTGATTATCTTGGCATTCAATATAAAAAACCAGTTGATATCAATAGCAAAAAACATGTTCGTGGAAGAACAAAATTTGAACATAAAGATTTCATAAAATACAAAAATTATTCAAAATTTAATGATTTTTGTCTATCGATAGGGTACTCAGTTACTGTTTAAATATTTAAACTGGTAAAATATTACACAAAGAAAACACCAGAAATACAAGAACTAATCGATAAATACTTAACTCAAACAATAGCTGCAAAGTAACCCAATGAACTTCAAAAACTGGATTGAAAACAGAGAAGATAAAAAAGTATCCTACTCTGCCATTGTCTTAAACCAACAAAGCCATGAAAAATTATTGGATGAACTTAAAGAATATATACCAGAAAATTGGAAGACTTTTGCTCACCATATGACTATCAATTTGGGAAAACTTAACCCACCAGAAGATTCTCTTATCAACCAAGAAGTTAATCTAATAGCATCGGAAATAGGAATAAGTAATATGGCTATTGCCGTTAAAGTAAATGGATTCAAAAGCAATAACAAAATACCTCATGTAACTATAGCAGTTAATACACTCGCTGGAGGTAAACCAGCTATGAGCAATGATATTACTGATTGGCATCCAATCCAAAATATCAAACTAACAGGAACAGTATCGGAAATCACCAAATAATAACTACCAACAATTGTGAAGATACTTTGAATAATACTCAACAACATAACATATTCTAATTTAACTAATGTAAATATTGTATGACAGATGCAATCATTATATCTGATATTCACCTAGGTAGCGATAATTGCCAAGCTAAAGATCTAAACCACTTTCTTGATAATCTACCAACTACCAAAAAACTTATACTCAATGGTGATGTATTCGACTCTTGGGATTTCAGAAGACTCAAAAGTAGCCACTTCAAAATACTAGCAAAACTAAGACACCTATCCACTCTAATTGATGTAATCTGGATTCATGGTAATCATGATGGCCCTAGCGAAATAGTATCTCACCTACTAGGATCTAATGTACATGAAGAATATATTTTTGTATCAGGTGACAAAAAAATCATATGTACCCATGGCGATAAATTTGATGACTTTATAACCGACTACCCAATAACAGTAGCAATAGCAGATTACCTATACCACTTCCTCCAAAAACTTGATAACGATTTCTATTGGGCCAAATTAGCTAAAATGAGTAGCAAAACTTTTTTGAAATGTATCGAAAAAGTTAAAGCCAAAGCAATTAAATATAAAGATAAAATGAAATGTGACTTGATCTGCGTTGGACATACACATTGCCCAGAAGCAAATAACGGAACTTACTTCAACTCAGGATGCTGGACTGAAAAAACACCAACATTCTTGTTAGTCAATAATGGCACTATTACATTGGAAAAATATGAAGAAAATTATACTAGTATCTGATACCTCCTACCCAGATGTCAATGGAGTTGCTACCACCATAAGCAACTATCAAGCTAACATCAAAGAATCATGCCTCTTGTCAAGCCATGAATTCAAATCATTTAACTGCCCTTTCTCCAATGATGTTAAACTCGCTTATAATGTTAAATTTGATAAAGACCTATTCACTGGTAACTTCGCTGTACATATCTTTACAGAAGGCACTCTAGGACTAGCTACAAGAAATTTCTGCTTGAAAAATGATATCAAATTCACCACATCTTACCTTACTATGTTCCCAGAATATATAAAGTCCTACACCAGTATACCACTATTCATCACAAGAACTTATTTTAAATGGTTTCATAGCAAATCATCCAAAGTACTTTGCTGCACTAATAACTTGATAAATAAAACATCTTGGCTAAATCATAACAATATGAAAGTATCTCCAAAAGGAGTAAACCTTGATTTCTTTAAATGTAAAAGCAATCCAACCAATAACAATACTGCACTATATGTCGGCAGAGTATCAAAAGAAAAAAACCTAGATGCATTCTGTCAATCTACTCTTCCTATACAAAAAATCGTGGTAGGTGATGGGCCTCTTCTTCCTTATTACAAACAAAAATATAAAGATGTTTATTTCTTAGGCAAAAAAATTGGAGATGAACTAATCCAAGCATATCATAATGCAGATGTATTTGTGTTCCCCTCTAAAACAGATACCTATGGTCTTGTTATGCTTGAAGCCCTATCTTGCGGACTACCTGTAGCTGCTTACCCAATTAATGGGGCTTTAGACCTACAAGATGAAAAAACAGTATTCTGTGATGAAATATTAGATACAGCTATCTTGAATGCATTTTCTAATTTAAATGTTCAAGAATGCAGAAAACATGCTGAACAATATAGTTGGGATATCGCTACTGATAAATTTTTGAATAATTTGATTTTTAATTAAACTTGCCCGAAGATCTTATCCAAACTTATAATAATCGTAAACCTAACCATGTGGATTACGATGAACAAAATATCTAATCATGAATTGAAAAGTAATAACTTGGCAAAGAAACTTGCTTTTTTTTATAGAAAAAACAATAACTACCCATCCTGTAACGACAATTTAAATTTATATAATTTTTTACATAAGAAAAGAAACTCCATTACTAAAATATATCCTTCAGATATAGAAGTCGCTAAAGCTCATGGTCTACCAGACGATTGGCTGTCCATTACCAATGAACAGGAATTGAAAAGTAATAACTTGGTAAAGAAACTTGCTTTATTTTATAGAAAAAATAATGATTACCCATGCTACAAAAAAAATTCAAATTTATATTATTTTTTACATAATAAAAGAAGAGTCTTTAAAAGTAAATCCATTAAAAGTAAATCTAAAATATATCCTTCAGATATAGAAGTCGCTAAAGCTTATGGACTACCAGACGATTGGCTGTCCATTACCAATGAGTTTCAAAGTAACCAAAAAATAATTAAAATAGCACAATATTTTAAAAAACATGGAACTTATCCTTCTAGAAAAACATTATTAGGCACACACTTATCTAGCAAACGATCCAGTCAAGGTAAAATATATCCTTCAGATATAGAAGTCGCTAAAGCTCATGGTCTACCAGACGATTGGATGTTACTAATTGATCGTGAATTTGAAAGTAACGAAAGAATAAAAGAACTTGCACAAGAATTTGTAAGACTTGGAGATTATCCTAATCGCAATACTAAACTCGGACAACTATTAGCATTTAAAAGACACATATATAAAAAATATACAAATGGTATAAAAAATATTATTTGGTATCCTTCAGATATAGAAGTTGCTAAAGCTTATGGTTTACCAGATGATTGGATGCTGCTTATTGATTTTGAAAAGGAAAGTAATCAAAAAGTAATTGAAATAGCACAATACTTTAAAACACATGGAACTTATCCTGATTACACTTGTAAAATTGGAGTTTCATTATCAAATAAAAAAAGAATGTATAAAAAACACACTAATGGTATGAAGCATGATTTAAAATGGTATCCTTCAGATATAGAAGTCGCTAAAGCTCATGGTCTACCAGATGATTGGATTATCAATAATAATTTTGAATTAGAAAGTAACCAAAAAGTAATTGAAATAGCACAATACTTTAAAACACATGGAATTTACCCCAATAGTAGCACCATGCTTGGAATATTTCTAAATAATAAAAGACAATCATTTAAACAACGCAATAACGATACTTTTACTAATTTAAAATGGTATCCATCAGATATAGAAGTCGCTAAAGCTTATGGACTTCCTGATGATTGGGTTATAAGTAAATGTTTCGAATTAGAAAGCAATCAATCAATAAAGGAAATAGCACAATACTTTAAAACACATGGAATTTATCCCAATGGTAACACCATACTTGGAAGATTTTTAAACAATAAAAGACACTCATTTAAATACCGCAATAATGGCACGAAAAGTAAAAACAAATGGTATCCCTCAGATATGGAAGTTGCCAAAGCTCATGGTCTGCCAGATGATTGGATTATCAATAATAATTTTGAATTAGAAAGTAACCAAAAAGTAACTAAAATAGCACAATACTTTAAAACACATGGAATTTATCCCAATGGTAAAATTGGGATTGGGAGATTTTTAAATAATAAAAGACAATCATTTAAGCACTATACCAATGGAACTAAATCAAAATTAAAATATACATGGTATCCATCAGATATAGAAGTCGCTAAAGCTCATGGTTTACCAGATGATTGGATGCTGCTTATTGATTTTGAAAAGGAAAGTAATCAAAAAGTAATTGCACTCGCACAAGAATTTAAAAAAATCGGAAACTACCCAGACAATTATTTTTCAAATGGAAGACTGTTAAGCACTAAAAGACAAGCATTCAAACACTATACCAATGGAACTAAATCTAAGTTCAAATGGTATCCATCAGATATAGAAGTCGCTAAAGCTCATGGACTACCAGATGATTGGATGCTAATTAAAAAACAAAAATCATCATTAGGAGAAAGAAAAACAAATTTTGTACTCCAAAAATTTAACATTAAACCAATACAACAGTACAGACATAAACTTTGTGTCAATAAATTGTGCCTACCTTTTGATTTCTATTTCAATAAAGATAACTTACACTATTTCATAGAATACAACGGAGAACAACATTATCAACCAATCTACGGAAAAACACAAATTATAAAAGAAGAACATTTAAAATATGTTCAAACAAACGACCTCATAAAATTAAACTTCTGCAAAAAATATAACTACCCACTTTTAGTCATACCTTATTGGATCAAAGATTTCGAAAACCTTATATCTGAATTCCTAAAAACTACACAATTCGATCCTACATTCGCTCAACCAACAATAATAAACCAATAAAACCTAAAAACAATCTTGACAACTATAAACAATTATTGTTATACTTATATTGTTATTTTATAAAATACCATTAACATAATGAGCTAACCCACAATGAATGAATCAAATATTACAGAACAACAAAATAAAGAAAAAGTCATCCAAATTGCTCTAAACCTTAAAACACATGGAAACTATAACCCAATTAATACCAATATCGCAAAACTCTTAAAAGCTAAAAGAAAAGCATATAAAGAATTCAAAGTGTAATCTTTTCCTAGAATGGATTATAATACCTGTAGACATGCCTTACTGGAATCCTTACAAAATCTTCAACTCCTCTTCTGTTTACAGTATTACATAATTTTCTCACACGATGGCATTCATGATCTGGCATCACAAAACCACTTGATGTCATAATAATACCCATACCCAAAAATTCTTTACCACAATCATTGGATGCCATCAGAAGATATTTCATCGGTATAAGCAAAACTTCAGACTCATCATTTTTTACCATAAAGAAAAATCCGTCTTTTGTATGCTTCTCTGCATACTTAAGTTTTCTAATAGGTATATCAATCCCACTTTCTATAAATGACCAATTCTTCTCAGACTTCACTTCAGCTTCTACATAGATCGTTTTATTTTGTAATGGAAAGAAAACACGAATGTCTGGCTTGGTGTAGTCATGCTCATTATTTTCGTCTACATCGTTAATGTAAGACTCACCACCAAGCATTTTAAAAAATTTCATCGCTAACTGCTTGCCCTTGTTATCAAAAGCATCAGATCGTGAAGAATTGAACTTTGCCATCAACTTTCCATCTTTTTCATATGTACTCATGCCTTTTATTATAAAATGAAATAATCTTAAATTGCTATACCAATTCTTACTCATTTGTAAATCTTCAGTAATACCTTCAGCTTGAGTAAACCTATAATTTTGAGTAATACCTTCAACTTGAGTAAGGTATTAATTTTGAGTAAACCTTCAATTTGAGTAACCCTATTATTTTGAGTAAACCTTCAATTTGAGTAACCCTATTATTTTGAGTAAACCTTCAATTTGAGTAACCCTATTATTTTGAGTAA